CTTTGTGAAAGTCTTTGTGAGCCATCTTCTTCTTCTGACCAACCTCCAAAGTTTTTATGTCCTACTTTATCTAATGCCTTTTCTACATCTTGTGCAATCATTCCATACAGATTTGTTTCTGTGTCCATGTGGTTTTCTGTTTCAGAATAATCCTTAAAATGTGTTGGAAATTCAGTATTAGGTTTCCAATTAAATGTTACGGGTTTTAATTCATTAATAAAACTTAAACCTAAATCTGTATTTTCTATATTAGTTTTTTTATTAATATCTGAACTTCTTGACCAAGTAGCATCTGAAGTAAATGTATTAGATACAACATTACTAGCTTTACCAAAACTAAAAGTGTTAGAAGCTGCAGCTGCAATATTATGACCAATAGTTATACAATTTCCTGTTGCTGCACCCGATGTTTCAACAGCATTACCTATACAAACATTATTATCTCCTTGTGCAATATTAGTACCTGCCTCAATACCAACACATACATTATTAGAACCAGTTGTAATATTATCTCCTGCCTCATATCCTACACAAGCGTTACTTGCACCTGTAGTACAACGAGTTAAAGCATCCCAACCAACTGCTGTATTATTTGAAGCTGTCGTAACTTGATTTGCACAATCTTTACCAACAAGAGTATTTTTAGAGCCAGTTGTTATAGCGTTACCTGCTGCGTTTCCTATGCAGGTGTTTTCATCACCTGTAGTAATATATCTACCTGCAGCAGTACCAAATGCACAATTCTCATCACCAGTGGTACATTCATTCAAAGTAAAGTAACCAAATCCATTGTTACCACTTCCGCTAGTATTACTAGCAAGACAATTTGAACCAACTGCTGAATTACCATTTGCAGCATTAACATTTAAAGCATTTTGACCAACAGCAGTATTTTGAAAGTTTGCACTTGATGCACTTAAAGCATTAAGACCTACAGCAACATTCCATTTACCATTATCACCATTTAATCCATCTCCTGCATTTTGTCCTATAAGGGTATTTCCAGCACCTGTATCTATTGCACTACCTGCATTTTGTCCTACAATAGTGTTTCCACTACCTGTTGTAATACTATCTCCTGTAGAATTACCAATAGCAACATTATTATTGCCTGTAGTATTAGACAATAAAGAATTAAACCCAACCGCAGTATTTTGATAACCTGTTGTATTTGCTGTTAATGCACTTTGACCAACAGCGACCTGGTCATACCCAGTCGTATTAGCTATTAGTGTTTGATACCCTACAGCAGTTACTCCTGTTGTAGCTGTAACTTTTGCAGCACCATAACCAACTGCTGTGTTTCCGCCTTGTGTAGTTGTTGTAGATAAAGCATCAGTACCAACAGCTACATTAGTTCCACCTGTAGTACACGCACCAAGAGCAGATGTTCCAACAGCTGTGTTGTTCGCACCTGTCGTATTAGCATCTAGTGATTGACCACCAACAGCAACATTTGAAGCACCTGTGGTATTTAAATTTAAAGCATTTCTACCAACAGCAGTATTAAAAGTTGCTGTATCATTTGATAACAAAGCACCTCTACCTATAGCTGTGTTATAACTACCTGTAGTGTCAGTAAATAATGCAGCTTGACCAACTGCTGTGTTTTCTGTTCCTGTAGTAACAGCTAAACCTGCTCTACCACCAACAAAAGTATTACTATTACCAGTAGTTAATGCTGCACCTGCTTGTCTACCTATTAATGTTGCTTCAGATGCTGTAGTTAATGCTAAACCTGCTGAAGAACCTACTGCTGTATTTCTAATACCAGAAGTTAATACATTAAAAACATCATTACCTAATCCTGTATTGTCAGCTGCACTTGATAATGTTCCTGTACCAGCATCTTGACTTATTAATATGCTATCAGTAAAGTTTGTTGTATCAGCTATTATACCTACGCCATTAACTGTACCAGCAGTTAAAGCTCCTGATACATCTGCTGCACCATTTATATCAATAGTAGTAGCATTAATTTCTATTTCAGTATCAGAAACTAAATCCAATACTCCATCTGCTGATTGGTGTATATATGTGCCAGAATCACCAAATTGTAATTGTCTTGTGCTGTTTAACAAAATACCTGTATCTGCAACATGAGTAAGAGTAGTATCTTGGTCATCACCTAAATTAATAACAGCTGCATCTGCTAAAAATAAATCACTAAATTCTAAAGAACTTGTACCTAATGCAGCACCATCAGAAGCATCTGGTACAAAAGCTGTAGTTGCAGTAATTGTTGTACCTTCTATTGTAGATGTTGAGGTTAATGCAGCACTTGCAGCTATAGTTGAGCCAAAAGTAACACCACCGCCATCTGCAATGGTAATGGCATCATCTCCATCAGTATATTCTATCAGGGGAGTTTGTATGGAAGAACTGCTTTCAATAATGCCACTTGTTTGTAAATTTAAAGAAGCAAAAGCATCAACCATTGCTCCACCAGAACCTGCACCATCAGAATAAATAACTTTAGTTTTACCTGAAGGTATAGTTACTGTACCTCCAGTACCTTGTTTAATTATTATAGATTGAGAACCACTTGTTCCATTTTCTATAATCCATAGTTTTGATACTGTATTTGGTCCAATAGTAATAGTACAAGTAGAATCTAATGTACCTGTATATTTTAAGAACATAGACCTACCTGGGTCTGTTGCTCCATCTGCTATAGTTGTTGTATGAGTATCAGCATTAGTTGTAATGGCTTCTGTGCCATAACTAAAAGCTTCTGCTATTAATTCAAGATTAGTATTTGTAGTTGTACCCCATGTTCCACTAGCATCGCCAGTAGCCATTTCATTTAATCTTAAATCGTTTACATATGTACTTGCCATATTTTATTCCTCGTAAAAATTATAATTTATTTTTTATGCAACTTCACTCCAATTTGGAGTTTGTGAAGTAGAAACTTCTGTATAATTTGGTGTTTGTGAATCATCAATAACAGTCCAAATATTTACACCTTGTATTTGACCAGTTCCAAATAGTCCTGTTACTTCAATGAGTGCTTTAGCTATAACAGTTTCATTACCTAAAGCTGTTGTTGCTGATAAACCTGTAATTGAAAGTATATTATTTGTTACTAAAGATATACTTCCTAAAGAACTTGTAGCAGAAATACCAGTAATACTAACATTAGCTGCTGCAGATACAGATTCATCACCAAGAGTTCCTACTGATGCTGAACCAGAAACTCCTGTAACTGCTGCACCTGCTGTTATAGCATTACCTAGTGCGGATGTTCCTGCATTACCTGAAGCGGAAATGTTAGCTTCAGCAGCAACAATTTCACTACCTAATGCAGATGTTCCTGCATTGCCTGTAGCTGATATATTAGCCGTACCAGTAACAGTTTCACTACCAAGTGTTGATGTAACACTAGCTCCAGTTACACTAACTAAAGCTTTTGCTATTACTGTTTCACTACCAAGTGCAGAAGTACCTGCAACTCCTGTTACACTTACTGTAGTTACTGCGGGTTGACCCCAAGGACCAATCCCCCAGCCAGAACGACCCCATCCAGCCATTTGTTAAGCTATTCTTATAATAGCGTTTGATGCATCTGCTGTTGGAAATTGAATAGTAAAATCACCTGCTGTTGATGTTTTATCTCCACCAAAAGCAAGAATACAAACAGCAGGGTCTCCTGATGCACTATCATTAAATATCATTGCTCCATTAGCAGTTATAGTAGCTGTACTAAATGTTAAATCAGCAAAATCTGTTAATGCTGTTGTACCTGATGTTGAAGGGTCAACTCTTGTTAGAGTTCCACCTTTAGCTGTATAGTTAGTACCGCTAACTTCATTAGAAGTTGTATATGCAGTTGTACCTGCACCTAATGATGCAGAGCTTGTATATAGTGCTAATTGAAAAGTACTACCGCCACTATTCTTAAAATTATGTACTCCTTCTAATAATTCTTGTTTAAATGAAGTACACATTGCTTGTGAAATTGCCATTAAAGTCTCCTTATAATATCAGCCATATCTTTATGACCTTGTTTTTGTAATAATCCTGCTACAGTAGCTCTATCACTAGCTATAGCCTGTTTTAAATATAAAAGTACAACTTGTGTCATACTATTTTTATATGCTTGTGCTTGTGCTTTAACCATAGGGTCAGCATTATCACTAATAGATATTAATCTATCTATAATTCTTTCAGTCCAATATTCAGGACTTAAACCTTTGTTGTTAGTAGTTTTAACTGATATATCACCAACATTACTTGTTACATCTAAACTAAACATTATGTTACCTGTTGTCTTACAGGACCAGTCCTATAATTATCTTTAGTATTTTTACCTTCAGCAAATACTTTTAATCTTTGTATTGCTTCTTGAAATCTTTTTTCATAATTAACCATAATATCTGGTTCACCTTTCATAAAAGTATATGCTTCAACTAAAGAACCATATAATAAACAATCTGGTGCATTTGTACCTAAATAACTTGTTCCATCACCACTTGTTGTAATAGATGTAGGTGTATATTCATAGTGTAATTCTGCAGTAAAATTTGCATTAGGTGTAGGTGCTACAATAAAACTATCTTCATCAAATCTAGCATAATATTTAGGTATTCCTGTTGTAGAACTACTAGGATATGCTTCTCTAATAAAAGCTACATCTTTAAATAATAAATATTCATAACCACTATTATCTACAGCTAATGAATGTGCTGATAAAAAATCTGTAGGTGTTGATAGATATTGATTACCAGATGTTAAAGTACCTGTAACATTTTTTCTAAAAACTGGAAGAGATACTAATTTTTGTATTCTATCTTCAGTATTAACAATAAATTCATCTAAATTATTTGTAAAAGTAGTTTCTGTATTATTAGTATAATCTTGTATTGCTGTTTTTAATGTTGTAAATGTCCATGCCATTATTCTGTACTCACTTTAACTGTTCCTGTTTTTGTTCTTAAAACTAAACCTGTGCTTGATACAGGATTAAATCCATAATATTCAGTAGATGATTTTTCGCCTCTATCAGGTCTTGGATTATAAAGTGATTGATTGTCTGATGTATCTACCTCACCAATTTTTAATTGAGGATGGTCTATATCTAAACAATCATCACAAACTCTTAATCCATTACGAATACCATCTTCTATTTCGTATTTTAAATCGTTTAACTTATAAGTAAAACCGCATCTATCACAGTCTCCTAAAGCTTTTTTACCTAGTGCATAACTCATCTATAAACATTCATATCAGGTACAAATTTAACTGGTGCTCTCTCTCTATCTGCATCACTTACATCATTCCAAAGTTCATCATACCTTTGTTTAATCATTGGAACTCTATTTACTGCTTCTGGTATTTTACAAGCTAAATTATATGCAAGTGCATAAGTAAGACATGGTAAATATCTACTAGGAACATCTGCATTATTACTAGCTACATTACCTGCATCTTCTATTCTTTTAATATAATCATAAACTAAAGTATATGTTTCTGCAGAATCAGGAGTTGCCCATAATACAATATTATTAGAGCTAGTACCTTTATCTATGTAAAACTGTGTTGGTTTTGATTGTAATAATTTTACAGCTTGATGATTATATTCTGTTCTTGATATTCTATTTAGTCTTTGGTCAAACTGATTATCTGTATCTCCTGCATCAGTTCTAATAAAAGCATCTATAACTTCTAAAGCAGAAGATTCTATTGCATAACTACTTGTTCCAGCAGTAAGTGTTTGAGTAGCTTGTTCTATTTTCCAAAGATTTAATCCTTTATTTTGCCATTCTAAGAATATAAGATTTAAAGCTCTTTTAGCTCCTTTATAGTCATAACCAGAACGCAACTCACTACCGCACAAATCATAGGCTTCTTCCATGATGTCGGCTAAATCTAATGTAAATGTTGTTGTTCCGCTTGTAGCCATTGTTTATCCTGTATTAACACTTCCACCTTCTACGAGCCTGTCTAATTCTTGAATTAGGGTCGTTTCTAGTTTTAGCTGAACTTCTTTTAAGTTGTCCTAAAGACCTTGCACAGTAAGACTTTCTGCGTTTTGCAGCCTTACTACCTTTCTTTACTTTACCTGTTACTGCTGTTTTTAACTTAGAACCAGGATTTAAACGCCTATAAGCTTTAACACCAGCTTTAGTCATACCAGCACCAGATTTAGTAGAACGAAAGTTCTTTTTATTTCTAGGAGGCATTTTAGCCTGTTTTCTTATAGGCATAAGTATTAGTTAAGACTTACCGCCTCTAGCATAACTTTTAGTTTTCATGCCTCGTTTATAACCACCACGCATACCACCTTTGGTTTTCATCATGCGTTTTGTGCCTTTACCGCCAGACATACCGCCTTTAGTTGTCATAGGTCTTTTACCCATTTCAACTTTTTTACCTGCCTGATAGCCTTTATTTTCCATAGGCATATCATTAGTCATTTTAGTATTCATACCCATACTAAACATTCTTTTAACATACTGTTTATTAGATTCAGTTCCCATTTCAGTTGCTTTAGGTTGCCCTATATCTCTTTTAGGTTTCATAATTAATTCCTTTACTTAGATGCAGCTTTTTTAGGTCGCCCTCTTTTTTTAGCTGCGGGTTTTTTAGTTATTTTCTTTTTTGGTTTTTTACCACCAACATAAGCTTCATTAATATCTGGCGTAGATGGGTCATCACCGATAAGTTGTCCTTTTTCGTTTCTTGCCCTTTCACCATTCATTTCATCACACTTTCGTTGTGCATCTTCTAAATCTGGGTCAGGACCAAATATTGGTTTCCATATACCATCATCTGAAGCTTCTAAAACTTTATATTGTGGTGGAAATTGACCAGTTTCTGAAATTATATAATTTTTACTTTTTGCCATAATTAAATCCTATTAATCAGAATACACTTTTACCATTTCTAAAGTAATAGAATAAGTGTCTCCTGAAGAGTGTCCTTTAGTAGTAAATAGAATATCTCCATTTTTACCACTACCTGCATTATTTGGAAGTCCACCAAAATCTTTAAAGTCCATATGTCCATTACTACTTTCAGCAAGTTCTACTAATAAAACATTAGAAGTAGCATTTAAAAATAATTGAACAGACATACCTACGATAGCATGGCTAATACGCATAACTCTAACTTCTGAACAAGCTGTACCTGCTGAGTTAGAAGCTAAGGCAGATACATCTACCTTAGCTACTGCGGATTCTCCCGTGCCATCGCTGACATTTGTAAACTTCATAACACAATTTCTTTCACCATCAATAATGGTTTGTGATGTTACTGCGTCAGCCATAATTTACTCCTAATTAAGCGTCAGAAAATGCTGGTACATCTGCACCTTCTTGATTACCCCAGATGTACCAATTAGTACTATCTTTAGCTAATATATTAATTTCAAACAAACCAAAGTCTGTAAGAGTTAATATAGAGTTTGAGTTACCATCTGAATATACAGAAAGATTGTCTGCATTAGAATCTAAATGAACAATACCGCCAATATAGAAATTAGTATTAGACCCTGTGCTAATAATTAAATTTTCTGTTTCTTCTGCAGCACCGCCATAAATTAATTTAAAATATACACCTGCTGATGGAGAAGGTAATGTTAATGTGCAGTTAGCTGAAAGTGCTGGAACTACAGAAACTCTACCACCATGAGCAGTTGCTGTTAAAGAAATAGCTGTTGTATCAGCTAAAGCTACAGGAGTAACTTGCATACCATCACCATTTAAAGTGAACTCAGTAGTTACAGCACCTGTAGATGAATTTTTAGATACGACTTGAAAGCCGTTTTCGGACCTAACTGGTCCATTAAAAGTTGTGTTAGCCATTTGTTTCTCCTAAAAGAAATAATCTATCATCTTGGCAAAGTCTGCTAGGTCAGTTGATAGATTGATTAATAAAGTACCTAGAGTTATATAATATAACATAAAAAAAAGGGGAGCGTGTGCTCCCCTTAACAGTTCTTACGAACTACCTGGTGAACCAAAGATACCTAGTGGGTCAGATACACCGAAAGAATATCTTTCTCTCGCTTTATATCTAACATTACCAGTATCGAAGTCTCCATCCATAGTAGTAGTCATAGGAGCTCTAACAAAATGCTTCATTCCGTCAGGAACATCAGTAGTGATAAAGAAAGCATTAGTATCAGTTAAATAATGATTAACTGAATAACCTTCTGGAATCACTCCATTAGTTTTGACTGCATTTATATCATTGTCAGCAGTTCCTACTCTGTAATCACTTTGTAACAATCTAGTTGCTACAAACTGCAAGTCAGAAGGAATAATAAGCTTTCTAGCTTTTGCTGCAATTTTTAGACCTCTTTCATCAGTCCATTTGCCGATTTGAATGATTGCATCTTCTAAAGATGTTTCATTTAAGTCAGCACCTGTTGATGGTCTATTACTATTAGTACCGCCACTTACAAGTGGGTGAGCTGTGCTAAATAAAGCGACACCATCACCAGAAGAAAAAGTAGTTGAGAATCCATTATTTAATGGATAAGCTGCTTTTACTTGTTTTGTATAAGACATAGCTCTTGCTAATGCTTTAGTATATCTAGCAGATACAGAAACATAGAGGTTATCCTCCATAGCTTCTTCTGTAATGCTGAATCCTAAACCAATAGTTTCATGCGTATATCTAGCGACAAAAGATTCTTGTGCAGTATCATAATTGATAGCTGAACCTTCATCTTTTACTGGAGCTGCTCCGAAACCAGATAACTTCAATTCTTCTTCAAAACTTCTTTCAGAATTTTCAGTTACATAGATTTCTTCATGCTCGTTCTCATAACGATTGTATTCTTCACCGAATAATGCGTTAAGACCAGGTAAGAGTTGTTTTAACTCATTAGCTCTTGAAATAGCTGCCATAATTTACTCCTTAACCTATACCTGTTGTATTTAACAACTGGTGTCCGACATTAAACATTACTAATACATCTGTGTAAGAATCACCAACTGCACTATCTGGTCCGTCAACAAAATCAACGATTTTAACAGGTAGTGTATTAGTGGTTGCTACAGTAGATATATCAACCGAATTTTTGCTTGTGCCTATTGCTGTACTTCCTGCAGTTTGCACAACAGCACAGTTCTTACCAAGGTCGTCTTGGTCGGCTGCACCATCGCATTGCATTTGCATTAGTATGAATGGGTCAGAAGCAACATATGCAACAATATCATCCGCAGCAGTTGAAGCTGGGAAATATTGATTTGGTGTAAATTGACCTGTTGATGGGTCTGTGTAAGCACAACCAAGGAATACACCAATAGGTGTACAAGCTGTAGTACCAGTATCTTTTTGGATAGTGGTATTAGGGTTATCATCACCCCACTTTACAAAATCGCCATAGAATATGTCTGTACCATACGCATTTTTAATTTTATAATGTGTAACTTTTCCTTGATATGGACTTCCAACTATAGTACCAACTGGTCTGGCTCCGTGGGGAGTTGCACTTGATGACATAATTGTCTCCTAATCAAATAATTAATATATCAAGAAACTATGAATCTTTACCAAATGTTGTTCGTGATTTTCTTTCAAAAACTTGTTTGGTAGCCATCCTAGAATCTTGGTCCTTAAAATATGTGTTATCTACAGATTCCAGTTGAGATTCTGCTAAATTAGCAAAGTATTCATCTCTAGCTTTCGCTTTTTCTTCTGGCATCTTACATAACAGTTGTCCACCAATTTCAACATTACCTTTAACCGACCATTCAGAATTATGGTCCATCATATGAATTTGAAGTTCAGGGTGGTCCTCTAATTTACAAGGTTCCCATCCTTCTCTCAACTTTCTTGATACATTAGGATTATCAGCTTGACCTAAAAGGCTAGTTCTAATATACCTAAATACCCATCCTTCTTGTGGTGTTGGATTTGGTAAGTTTGATGGATTTTCCCAACTTTGAATACGTTGGGAAGCCTCTCGGCTTTCTATTTCCCTAGGGGTACGCTCTTGTGATTGCTCTTCGCTATCACTTTTTATTTCTATATTATTTTCTTCGGACATTTTAAGTCTCCTTTAATAATTGGTTTGCATATTGCTCAGGTGTTATATTAAGTCGCTTTGCGAGAGCAACTTGGGACTGAGTAAGATGTATTTTGCGAGGGCTTTTACCGCTATTCCTCGTTGCGGGTGCGACAGGATTGGTTACCTGTCTTTTAGGTGTAATTTCAACTTCTTCTGTTTCCACAGGTTGTTGTTGTGTTACACCAAAAAAATTTGGAAATTGTTCTTTCATTTTTAAATCAATCTCAGAATAATATTTCTGAGAATCTTTTGCAGGGTCAATCCCACTAGCTTGTAATGATTGGTCTAAATACATAGCAAATGATGTCATTTCTTTATGTACTGGGTCAGTACCCATAAACCAAGGATTTTTTTTAGACCATGCATCCATATCTGGGTCAGAGGGTTTTTGAATTTGTTGTTCTGATTCTACATATTTAGAAGCAACATCTGTTTGTAGTTGTTCTGCATAATTACCAGCTTGTTGTTCTGCTAAAGTAGCTTGTGCTAATTCTGCTTGTGCACTAGCCATTTCATCTGCATTACCTTCTTCATAAGCTTTTTTAAACTTTTCTTGTGCGTTATATTTTGCCCATTGAGCATTATTAAGTGCCTGTTGGTTTAATACATCGCCACCTTGTGTTACTACACTTTGTAACTTTTGATTTTCTGACATCAAAGTTTTTAAAGCTTTTGTAGCTTCTGCAGATTCCCTTAAAGCTTGTTCTTTTGCTCTTCGCTCTTCGTGATATTCATATTTAATTTTATTAATTCTTTCACCAGCTTTTTTACTATAGTCTGCAATCTCTTGGTCTAAAGCTTCATCATCTACAGATTCTTCTGCAGTTTTTACTTTTGGAGGTCGTCTATCTTCTTCTGGTCTTTCATCAATAACTTCTACTTCAATATCTTTTGAGGGTGAGGTATTAATTTCATTTGCTACACCAAAAAATTTATCTTCTGATGTTTGTTCAGGTATTGGTTCTGCGTTTGTATCTATTACTTGTTCTATACTTTCACTCATGCTCTAACTACTCCTGTTGGGTCATCAACTACTGCTTCCACAGTATCATCGTTAATTAAACGAAACTCTTTACCATACATTTTCATACGAGTACCTGAATAAGCTCTAAATATTACCCAATCACCTTCTTTGCACCAAGGTCCTGTAGGAAACCTATTTTCATCACAATAAGCTTCTGTGCCTAACTTTAAAACATAACCACAAATATTTGAAGTTTCTTCGTTTGTTTTAGTTTGACTAGCTTTTATGATACCGCCATCAGTTTTTTCTTGTGCTTCAGGCATAGCTATAAGTATTCTCCAACCTTTAGGAACTGGAAGTTGACTTTTAACATCTTCACTAGGTTCAGGTTTTTTAACACTTTCTGGTTTTGGGATATTTATTTTTTTTGCTTTATCCATATATTGCACGACTTTAAGGTGCCGAGTTCCTATTGTTTTAAGTGTTGTTCTTTCCAATCAAGAACTTCACGCTCTGCAAGAGCTAATCCTTCTATAACTCCTGTCATTTTTTTGTAATCAGCAAAGTCTTTACAACTTCCTGTTGAGATATGGTCTGAACATTCATTCATCATTTCTCTTAATTTTTTAACTAAGAAAGTAGATAGTGATTGCTCATTTATATCATTACTCATTCAATTTGCTATCATTAACCATATCTTTAGCAATGTCAAGACCTTTTTTATAATCATCTAAAACTTTATCTTCTGCTTTTTCTTCTCTATCTAGCAAATCACTAGCAATCTGCTGTCCTATTTTTAAACCAGTTGATTCTTGTTGAGCATCAATTCTTTTTTCTTCAAGTTCTTTATTAGCTACAGCTTTAGCAGCATCTATAGCTAATTTACTTTCATCAATTTTTAACTTACCTTCAACTTGTTTTTCTTTAATTTCAAGTTCTTTTTGTTTAGCTAATATTAATGGGTCTTGTGCTTGTTCTTGTATTCTTTGTTGTTCTGCTTGTGCAGCATTTGTAGTTGCTACTCTTTGTGCAGCTTCAGCTACAAGAGATGAAATTCGTTTTTCTACATCTGCTGGTAGAGGTTCTCCTACTGGAGGTAGCTCTACACCCATCTCTCTTTCAACTTGGTCTCTAAACTGTAATGCAAGATGTTGCATAATATAATCAGAACCAGCACTTTGTATAACTTGTGCATTTGGACTTTGTTGTACTTTAGCTTGAACATTAGGGTCTTGCTGTGCAGAAGTTAATGTTTGTATATGAGCTTGATGGTCTTGGAACTCATAAGCTTGTACAGGTTTACCATTTAAAATATTTTGTACTGCTGTTACTGGGTCAACTGGAGGTACTTCATCTTGTGGAGGTACTATTGTTTCTGCATCTTTAATACCTAATACTTCAAGCATTTGTCTATGTAGTTGACCTAAATCATATAACTGCGGTGCTTGTTGTGCTAACTGCATAGCAGCTTGATACTGCATAATTCTTTGAGCCATAGTTGCTGCATTTGGGTCTGATACAGGCAATACATCTACTCTTGCATCAAAGTCTTGTATCTTAATTTGTTCACCTTCTTCCACTTCATATGGATAAGCTGGTTCTGTAAAGTCCTTAATAACACCAACTAATATCTCAAACTCTCTTTTCATTGAAGCATGAAGTCTAGCTTGTACTGCTGACATAACTTTCATGTTTCTTTCAAGTAATGCTAGTGTTGTACCCACAGGTGCTTGACTATTCATATCAGATGTTTTCATGTCTGAAATACTTGCAAACCTTTTACCTTCTTCTACTATATTGCCTAATAGCTGAAACAAAGTTCCTGATGGCTCTTTATAAGGTAAAAATGTAATATTGTCTCTAATAGCACCACCTGGCACATCCACATCTCTAAACTCACCAGGCATAATGGGACTATCGTCTCCTTTTATACGCAGTCCTCTAGCTTTTAAACCACCTGGTAGGTTACTTAAAGTACCTGCATCTACTAATTGTCTTAGTATTGATGTAGCTGATTTAGCTAATCCACCAATCATATGTATCAAACCAAAGCCATAGAAGCCTAATCCTGGTAGATACTGATAGTGAACAAAGTGCATCCTTCTTAATTTTGCTTGGTCATCTTCGTAATAGTTTCTTCTGATGCTAAGAATAATGCCTGAAGGACTATCTATTGTTACAACATAAGGTAATGCTATACCTGTGTCTTGACCATTAGCATCTTTATCTTCAAAACCTTTGAGGTCTAAGTCTACCTGCATTTCTAAGATAGTATGTCTTGTATCATAGTCGTAGCTTTCTGACTCACCAGTCATCTCGTTATACTTTTTAGTAATATCAGATGATGTTGGTGTAGCATCAGGTAGCTCTATATCTCTATAGAACCCATTGACCTGCATCTTTCTTATATCATTAGATGACTTCTTCATTACATGAGTAGCTCTTTCACAAGTTTCTAAATCACTTGCACCATAATTAACTACTACATCTTCTGCTGGTACAAAAATACCGCTTGGTCTATTTAATGTTGGGTCAAAATAAATTTTTCTAAACGCTGAACCTGCAAGTGGTAGTGAAAATAACATTTTTTCTGTTTCACTTCTGTATTCAGTCATCTCATAAGTAAGCAAGTAATTAAGATAATCTTGTACTCTTTGACTTTGTTTTTCTTTATCAGAGTCTATATTGCCTACTATTTTAGTTCTTACAGGACCTGCAGCAGGGAATATTTCTGATATAGCTTGTGATTGAAATTTAATAACAGCTTCACTTAACATAGGGTGAAATACACCACAGGCTCCAGACCAAGGTGTAGTTCTTTCTTCTATTTTTAATCCTAGCTGGTCTAAGCCTTTAACATAGGTTTCTTCCCAGTCTGACCTTGAATCTTTATCTGATTGATATGCACCTATTAATTCATTACCTATAGAAGTTAATTCATCTTCATCAATAAAATCTACTAAGTTAGAATCAAAATTAGCATCTGTCATTTGTGATGCACTAGGGTCAAAATCAATAATCATGCCACCATCATCAGTTTCAGTTGTTTCAACTTCTATATCTAATTCTGGTTCAGGGTCCATTTCTACTAGACCATCTATTGGTGTAGCAGGAACGAATTGTTTGTCTATAGCCAATATAATCTCCTAGTAATAATCTGCTGTTCTATTGTGTTCTAGTGGTTCATCTTCTTCATCTGAATCAAGAGGAACAAAACCACCTTGCCTAAATCTTAATAATGCTTGTGTACTGCTATCAACTAAATCATCATGTTCCATATTAGGAAATCCAGCAAACTCTTCTATAACTTCTTCTGCCCATCTTGTTTCAGGTGCCCAAACAACTCCTGAAGCAAACAAATCTGATACAGCATTAACTCTTGATATTTTGTCATTACCACGACTAGGTGTATATTCTTGTACTGGTATGCCTGTTTGTCTAAGTTCAAAGATTAAAGGCAGTCCTGCAGCCTTAGCCTCTACAATAAAAGCATCAGGTTTATAGGCATTATACTTCTCTAAAGCCATTTTCTTTAAATCTGGGAACTCTAAACGCTCTTTATAGGCATCTAGTAGTATTAGTTGTGGAGCAACAAGTCCTTCATCGTTTTCTTTATAAAACACTCCCCAACTGGTACAAGCTGAATAGTCAGCTCTTTGTGTTTTTAAGAAAGCTGTGTCCCATGATTGGATAATAAACTCACAATCAGGAGGATTTCTACCTTCCCATGTTCTCCACCATTCTCTTTTAACAAGAGCACCTTCTTCAGAAGTAGGGTCTTGTTGATATTGAGCCATCCACTTAGAACTAGGCAATTCAGCCTTCAAAGCTTCTAACTCTTCCAATTTCCAGAAAGCATCCCACAAAGGTTTACCAGAAGGTAAGATTGCAGGTAGTTCAATTACTTCCCATTGGTCGGCTCCGCCACGCTTTATACTAGCATCTACCACTTGACCCGTTAAATCCTTGTTATGCCATCTTGTCATCACTACAACGATTGCACCATTAGGCTGTAAACGCTGTCTAGGACCAGATGTGTACCATTCATAGGTACGATTAAAGACATTTATGTCTGCTGAAGCTCCTTCTTGCTCTGAGTGCGGGTCATCTATGATGAGTAGGTCAGCACCTTTACCAGTAACTGCTCCTCCTACACCGATAGCGAAATATTCACCGCCTTTATTCGTATTCCAACGACCCGCAGCTTTGGAATCCGACTGCAAACTAACATTGGGGAATATTTTCTTAAAATCTTTGCTTCCTACAAGGTTTCTAACCTTCCTACCAAAGCCTACAGCTAGTTCTGCGGTGTGTGCGGTCTGAATAATCTTCTTTTCTGGCTTACTTCCTAGAAACCATGCAGGTAATAGGTAAGATGCAAACTCGGATTTGGTATGTCTAGGTGGCATATTGATAATTAGACGCTTTAAATCGCCATTAGCTACCCTTTCAAAGGCATCCGCCATAATTTTATGATGGGGACCCTCTATAAAAGCAGTCCACATCTCCTTAACAAACGCCATATAGTCGTCTGCACACTTTTCTCTGGACTTAGCTTCCTCTAATTCATCCAATAAGCCTAATAACTCTCTCTTTTCATCCAAAGAAAGGTTTTGTACTTGACTTAATATTTGGTTACTCATACATCTCCTATACTAGATAGTAAGTAGACACTTCCTAAAGTTAAAAACTTACTAAGTTCCTACCAGTTAGTGGCACTTAGCAAGTAAATACCTTACAAGTAGGTACCTACTGGATGTAAATCACGCTAGATTTTAACATAATTACACATCTTCACAGGAAAAACAACTATTTTTTAAAAATAATATGGGGGGTCTAGGGTCCCTTAGCCGTTTCCTAGAAAAATTATATATTAAATCTACAAAAAACGCTATCAAAATGCAATACATAGGGGGGGGTCTATGAAAATAGGTCATATTATGAGTAAATCACTATGTATATATGATAGTCAGGTAGCCGACTGCGTGAAAGGGGGGAGGGTGGTCTATTAATAGCGGGAAACCGCAAACGAACTAGCCCTTATATATGTGTCGCACAGCACACACACAGCACACACAATGCTCTATTAGATAGTTGGTTGATGATTGACTATTGTTTATTAAGTAATGCTTGTATTCGCTCTTCAATATCCGCTTCAACTTCATCGCTTGTTCTTGCTTCTTTGGTTTCAACGACATCACTAAACAGCGATACACTTTTGCCTAGCAGTTCCAATGCTCTAACTCTAGTCGCATCGCTATCCGCTTCTTTGCTTTCACGATACAGTTGGTCTATGACATAGTTCCTTGTTCTGATACTACTAGCTACTGCTGACTGCTCTTTGCGTTCAATAGCCCTTTGTATGCTTATGGTTATTTTAGGGTTAGCTACTAACTTGGATGCTTCCACTTCTACCCATTTAGGTATCTTGCCTTGCTTCGTTAGAGTAACATCATAAACTTTTGCATATGCTTCTTTATAACTACCCAACTTGCCCTTAATAATTTCATCCACGAACTGCCTTTGCTTTATGGTCAAATCAATTTCTTTTTTGACTACTTTCAGATTTGGTTTTTCATCTTTGCTCATGCATAAATCTTATCGCAGATATGAAGAAAATATAATGCTCACAAAACGATAGCAAAAATAGTGGACTGGTAAATATTTAATATGATGTTGCAGATGATGTTCACTTGCCTTATACTGTTTCTACACAGACCAAAACGATTATGTCTTTAAACTGTAGCCAACTACCCGCAAGGGTCTTGAAAAAGGTAAAGTTGAAGAGTTGTTAAATCAACAGCCCTAGTGCTAGTGTTGGAGGGTGTTAAAAAAGTCCAACAAGATTTATTGGGAAGAAAAGGTCAGTCCAGTCCAATAAGGAATTCGCTCTTAAAGTAGCTAGTGCGTAACAATAGGTTAGTTCAAGTCGTGATGATTTTAACAAGACCCGCAAAACCAAGAGGAAAGTATCTTTTTGCTTTATAGATAAAGGAACTTATAAAGACTAATTAATTTTAATAATCAATCTTAAAGATATATAACTTTTGGGACTGCTCCAACAGTCCACGAATTAACGTGCTGAATGAGTGTCCAGTTTACTAACATGGTGTTAGTAAATGGTTGGGTACAAGAAACTGACCTTGGAGGGTTAAATTATGAAAATTGATAAAGAACTATTAGAAGATATTAAAGATACACTTGAACACATAGTTGATAGTGAAGAGTGGGAAACTTTAAAAGAAACTTCTAGTGCTAAAGAACTTATCAAAGAAATAGATAAGGTAATTCAAACCAACTGATGATTAGCTGAAATGCTATGAAAACATCTCAACTATTTGGGATGTTATTGGTGTTAGCAAATTGCTAACAAATATTAAACTTAAAATTCTTGGAGGAATTAATTATGTTTAAACCTAGTGAAGCAAAAACTTCATGTCTACATATTTTAAAAGGGAGTAATATTCCATTTTTAATTGGTGGTACTGGAGTTGGTAAATCCGCAATAGTTAAAGAGATTGCGGAGGAAATAGCAAATGGTCGTACTTTGACTGATAACACTAATCCAAAAGAAGATGAATTTGGTTTTATCTCTTTTAGATTGGGATTAGTTGAAAGTATTGACTTGGGAGGGTTGCCTTACATTGAAGAGGGAACTCAAAAGAAAGCATTTTTAGGCAACTTGCCTAGAGGTGGCGAGGGTCTATTTTTCTTGGATGAATTTGCACAAGCACATTCATCAGTTCAAGCAACGATAGGACAATTACTAGACCCAAAAGGAAAAAACGAAGAGCGAAGAATAGGCGATTATGTTTTTCCTAGTGGGTGGAAAATTGTTTTAGCGGGTAATAGACATACTGATAGAAGCGGAGCAAATAAGATATTAAGGCATTGCCAAGATAGAACTACTGCTATCCAGTTTACTCACGATGTAGATGATTGGTTAGAGTGGGCTGATAAGAACGACATTGACTTAAATGTTCAAGGACTTATTAGATTTATGCCACAGCTACTATGGGACTTTGACCCTAAATGTAATGACCCACAGCCAAGTCCAAGAAGTTGGACAAGGTTAAGCGATACTTTGAAAACTGACCCGCCAAAACGATTGATGCAAAAATTGTTTGAGGGCGATGTTGGTCAAGAAAGTGCGATTGAACTTATGAACTTTATTTCACTTCAAAATGATGTGCCAAACATATCTGATATATGTAAGGGCAAAAATGTTGAAGTTGTAGATAATGCGGGTCTTTGCTATGCGACAACGATTGCATTAACAACTGCAATTAATGGAGCGAATGACAACGATGTTTATGACTACTTTGAAAATGCTTTAAATTATTTGAAGCAACTTTCAACTGTAGAATTTTCTATATTCTTTGTTAGAAAAATTACTGGATTAAGAAACGAACTCAAAGAGTGCGATGTATATTCTAAATTCAAAATTGATAACCAAGATTTAGAAATCTAAACTCACGAAGCGACTAGGAATATTTATTATTGACTGGTAAATATTCCTTTTCCGCTCATTCTGATATTGGGATGTAGTCCCAACTGATGATTGCAAAAGCATGAAATCAGAATTTATTAATAAATAATTCTTGGAGGAATTAATTATGAAAAAAGAAAATGCAAATACTTTATCTGAAAATGCAACTTTAGTGCGACTTACAACGAAGCATCCAAGCGGTATTAAATCAGATAAGGATTTAAAAGAGGGTCTAGCAATAGACCAAAAAGCATATGAAAGTTCACTTCATGTTGCGAAGTATATCTTTGGTAAGGAAACGAATAAGTATTTTCGTAGAATTATCAATCAGTTTAGGTATAACTATTTTTATCCTATGACTGTCCCTTGGGATGATAATACTAGCGACTTTGAGGGTAAAGTTTTAAGCGGTTGGAGATTATGTCCCAATCAAGAACTTGATACACTTATGGATAAAGTGAACGATGCTAAAGTTGACTTTGATAAAGAAGTTAAAGAGTTTCTTGATAATTATGATAATTTGATTGAAGCGAATAAATACAAACTTGGCGATGCTTTTAAGTTGTCTGATTATCCAACTAAAGATGAAATAGCGACTAAATTCAGATTTGATTTTGAACTTGGTACTGTTCCACAATTTAATAGTAAGGATATTCGTTTAAATGTATCACAAAAACTTCGCAAGAAGATTGAAAGCGATGCATTAAAAAGAGCAACTAAAAATGTTGAAGCAATAACTAGAACTACTGTTGAAACTCTTTTGGAAAGTGTAGAACATTTAGCTGATAAGTTAAGTTCTTATGACCCAAAAACAAAAGGTGGAGGGTTTTTCAAAAATTCATCTTTTGATAAGTTTAGACAATTTTTAGATACTCTTCCAAGTATCAATTCTGACATTCTAGGGAATGACAAAAAGATAGCGGAAGCACATCAAAATTTAGTTACTGTCTTTGCAAAAATAAATGATGTTAATTCACTTCGTGATGATGATGATTATACTGACAAGAAGCGAAAACAACTTGCAGATGATTTAAAAGATAGTGTTAGTGATTTAGCAGATGAAATGAAAGGCGGATTTTTAAACGATATGTATAAAAAGTAAGCCAATGAGTTGCAGGGAAAAACTATTTACCAGTAAATATTTTTTCTTTGCTTCTGTCTTGCGATGTGTATCGCAACTGATGATTGGGAAACCATGAAACAGAAACTCATAAATAAAATTCTTGGAGGAATTAATTATGTTAAATAGTGAAGAGCGAATGATTAAAGCTAGAGCGAAACTTATGAAAGGTAATGTTGGTATGGCTACTATGTTATTAAAACTTACTTTGATTGAGGATAATGAGCGATGTAAAACTATGGCTACAAATGGAATTAATATTTATTGGAATGATGAATTTGTTAAATCAATATCAGATGAAGAAATCCAAGCAGTATTAGTTCACGAAGCAAGTCATGTTATTTGGGAACATCCTTTAAGAAAAGGGAAGCGAAATCACGAACTTTGGAACATAGCAACTGACTATGTAATTAACTCTTGGATAGCATACGATTTAGATATGCCTTTACCAGAGGGCGGATTAATTGATAGGAAGTATAAGGGACAAAGTGCAGAGCAAGTTTATAGAACTTTATCTAATGATGAAGATGCTTTAAACGATGCTTTAGAGAATTTGCAATCTAATTCTGATAATGGCAATTCTGATAGCGATGCTGATGCTGATACTGATGCGGATGCTAACGAAGATGCTGATACTGATGCTACTGGTAATGGACAAAGTAAATCTCTTGAAGAGAAACTTGCTGATGTTGAATTACCTAGTGGCGAAGTTTGGATGCCAACTAATGAAAATGGACAAGAATTATCGCCTACTGAAATGGCTGAACTACAAGAGGAACTTCAAAGAACTATCACAATGGCTGACAAGCTAGATAGTATTGGAGAAAATCCTACTGGTGGTTTTGGAAAAGCTATGGAACAGCTAAACGAAAGTTATGTTGATTGGGTAGATGTGATGCGAGATTTATTGCAAAGTGTTTACTCTAATAATCCTACTTGGACAAGATTGAATAAAAGACATTCTTGGCGAGGGATTAATTTACCTAGTAGAGATAAAGAGCCAAAAGGCGGAGAACTTGTTATTGCTATTGATACAAGCGGTAGTGTTTCAGAAGAAGAACTTAATGTTTTTGCAACTGAAATCAATTCCCTAGCGGAAGAGTGCGGTATCAATAAAATTAGAGTTTGTTATTGTGATACTACTGTCCACAAAAACTCAAAAGGCGAGTGGTGGGATGAATACGACTTGGATTGTGAAGAGTTGGAACTTGTCTGTCGTGGCGGTGGCGGAACTGATTTTGACCCGCCTTTCAACTTATACAATGACTATACTGATGATACAGATGATGTGATAGCATTTATCTACTTTACAGATGCGTATGGACAATGTAGTTCAGAAGTTGAGCCAAATGTTCCAGTAATATGGGCATTAAGTGGTGGCGAGAATAATTGGAGCAATGAACTTCCTTTTGGAGAAAAAGTTGCTATAGATTTCTCTAGTCTTTAATCACGACAACATGGTGGGGAGGAAAAAGTATTTACCAGTAAATATTTTTTCTTCCCGCATCAAATTTCTGATATCAAGATGTGTATCTTGGCTGATGATTGCAAAAGCATGAAATCAGAAACTTAAAAACTGTCCTTGGAGGGACATATAATTATGAAAAATGATAATTATAAAAACGAGTGTTCTCCAGTTTCTACTCATGTTTCAGATGAAACTAAAACATGGTTAGAAAATGTGAAGAATAAATATAGTATTGATATTTCAACACAACTTTTTTATGTGTTTTCAAAGATGATTAAATCTGAAAAGCAATTAGAAAAGATTGTAGTTGCCAGTTTACTAGATGACCATGAAAGTAGAGGTAATGCTTTACGAGAAATGGCTAGAGAATTGGGTATTGAAACAAATGTTATTGATGAACTTACATCAAGAATGGTGCCAGTTGTAAATGCAAATGTCGTTGATGTATTTTCTGCAAAGAAAAAATCAACAGTTGATAAAACAACTAACATCATTAATAAATGTTTAGATGAAAATTCTGATATTAATACTGCAATGAAGTCTAAACTTGAAGAAGCTGTAAGTAAATCAAGTGTGTCTGATGAAATTATTGATTGGACATCATTTGGGTCTTATAGATATTCAGATTTAGATGTTCTTGGTATGGCAATAAGAGGGTACAAAATTCTACAAGAAGATAATCTTCGTGGTGGATTTATGAATGGATTGTATGCTTCTTTGCATAATCAAGCCTTGGGTCTTTGGTCTGATGAAGAAAAACAACTAACCATAAGACAAGTTGTTAGATTACAGCCTAAAGTGTGTGCTAGAACTGGCGAACAAAAAACTTTAGCAATACAGTCCATGGTTAGAAGATTGTTTAAAGCTATAGTTCACTTTGGAACTGCAGAAGAAAAGAAGAAGTTATTTGGAACTTCTGAAATCTATCCTAGACCAAGGAAGAAAAAAGCCTAGAAATTTCTAGCAGATTAGCGTTGAGAAAAGTATTTACCAGTAAATATTTTTCTCTTTGCTAGTCAAATTTTCTGTTTTGCAATGTGTATTGCAACTGATGATTGGGAAACCATGAAACAGGATTTTAACTTAACTGACCTTGGAGGGTCTTTTATTATGGATATAAATAAAAAACTCAATGAAGATATAATTTATAGCATTAAAAATATTAATGATGTTGATGAAGATATAAAACTTAACAGCGAACTAGCTAAATGTGTTATTACATTGTCAAGTGGAATGAAAATGATACATCATAAGTTTTATGTTGGATATTACAGCGAACATCCTTTGCAAATAGATATAGCTAATAAAAGTTATGAAGCTAAAAGCAAAGCATTTCAAGAAGCTAAATCAAATAACGATATGGAAATTGTAAATTTTATTACAAGACCTTATAGAGTGCCTTTTGTTTACGATGCCATACAGCAATGGTGGAAGCCAAAAGCTGATGAGTATTGGGATTTAATTAGATATATTTGGTGTGATACTGAAAATGTCTATGAAAATTTAGATTATTGGTATTTTTTGTTAAACGATTATTTTATCAAAGATAAACATTTAATTATGTGCGATGATGATAAAAAATACTTTGATAAACTTCCTAATAAAATAAAAATCTATAGAGGTGGTCTTAATGATAAAGGATTGTCTTGGACTTTAAGCAAAGAAATAGCTGAATGGTTTGCTAATAGATTTAATTTTGATTATGAAGTTTTTGAAAAGACTATTAATAAATCAGAAGCTATTGCGTATTTAAGTAATAGGAATGAAGATGAAATCATTTATGCTGATAAAACCATTGACTGGTAAATATTTTTATCTGACTAAACACAGATAGAAATTTTCTAATGCGATTTAAGAGTAGGGTTTTTTAGGGTATCTTATGCCCTTAACCTACTCTTAACTTTGCAACAGGCGAGTTCTCCTAGCGACAATTTTGCCAAAACTGTATAGAAAATGTGTATTTTCTACTGATGATTGCCTAAAGGCATGAAACAGTTTATTTAACTTAACTGCCCTTGGAGGGGTAATTATTATGAGTATTAATAACGACATAGAAACAGTTGCAGAAATATTATTTCAAGCAACAGACAATATATCATCTTTTAAGGGATGTATTGAAATGGCAGAAACACTTAAAGAAGAAAATCCAAAAGAATTTAACGAGTTGTTATCTGCAGAACTTGATACTAATTTAGATGATGATGAATTTGTTCTTACCCATAGTTTTGGAACATTAAAAGGTATGGGGGGTTTAGAATGACTAATAGGGAATTGTTAGAATTTACTTTGAAAGTAAACATAGGAACTTGCAACGAAATCTATACAAAGATTAATAGGGAACTAGAAGAAAAATCAGATATTGATTTGGCTCTAGTTAAATATTTTAATACTTTGGTTTCAATTAATCATAAAGTGCAAGATGTTTTATATAAGGAAAGGGAAAACTTAAACATCCCTAACCCAAAACATTTTGGATTTACAGCTAATGATGACATTGTAGAGGTTGTTGGATTTACAGCTAAAGATGAAATTGAAGAAGTTGAAGTGCAAGATATATAAATAAATTAAGGCGGGATGCTACTGTAAAAGGTAGTGTCCCGCCTTTTTTTTTGGTCTAAAAAAAGTGGATGTGTTTACCATCAAAAAAATTGATGGTAAAAATATTTACTGGTATATTGTTTTTACTGGTGTTGTTTGGGGTGGGGTCGTGTTGACATTGATATTTCTGAAGTGGACTGAAGATAATATATTTACTGGTTTTTAAGCCGTGGATAAGTCTGTGGAAAAAGTGTTAAAAAGTTGTTAATAACTCTTGCAATTTGCTATCAAATACATTATATTATTGAAACTAATATTTGATTGCGTGATTTTTTAATTTTATTTCCAATACAATTTCATATATTAACCTCCAAGCTTATGTTTATAAGTTTAAAGGGATAGTCGCAAGATTGTCCCTTTTTTTTTGGTAGTCGGTTGATAGTCTATAAAGATAGTTGACATACCACCAAGTCCTGCTATCAAAAAATCCCTGACTGGTAAATAATATTTTTTTAGCCTGAGTCCAGAGATGACAGAAACCTGTAGTGTTTAATAATACAGCAGTAGGCGTGATGAGGCGTTGTAAAACAATAGACTGGTAAATATTTTATTTTTGTCAGGAAATACCACGGGTGTCGGAAACACAGCAGTAGGATAAATGTTCCATGTGGAACAATATGTATTTCACTTTGATAGCATTTTGCAGTATAATAATTGCTTATGTATGCGGTAATAAGACACACATATCATTTAGATATACCTGAGCCAAGTAATGCTTATTCAACTAAATCTAGTGCTAAATGGAAACATTTTGTATGGATATTTGAAACTGAACTAGATGCTCTTGCCTTTGCTATATCTCTTTTAGATGACCCTTTAATTATGTCTAACGAATGGTTAATTGAAAGTGCCATAAAGCAATTAGAAGAAGATAGGTATTATCAAGTTGGTAGAGAAAGTGTTGCTATTGCAGAAGTGCAAGATAGTCCGCAAATTATTTTTAAGGATGATAACTATGAAAAGTCTATTCATTAGATGTTCGGAAGAAACCTACGAATTGGCACATTCTTTGGCTAAGAAAGAAAGTCGCTCACTTAACAAGCAAATTATTCATATGATACATAGTGAAGCTGATAAGCAGAACATATCTATTGAAGAAGATACTGCTGAACAAGAGGGCAAAGCTATCTTTAGTGGAGCGATTACAAGTGATAATTATGAAGCTAAACTTGGCTTACAAGGGATTGTTGAAACAAAGAAACAGGATTTTTCTGACTAATATACCAAAAAGTTAGTAGTGCATTAGAACATTCTTGCATTACTAACTCCTTTGTTTCGCATATTTCTTTAGGATTATCTATCATAATCTTCCAAAAAACCTTTTCTCTCTCATATCCACAGTCATTCACAAGTTTTTTCTGTATTCTTGAAAGCATTACAGCTCTTGGCGGAGCTTGATTAAAACTATGACTGGTAAATATTTCTTTTCCCAGCCCGAAGGATTTTCCCAAAGCTCCACTTTTTGCTATCAATTCAAGGTATTTATTACAGACATTGTGCTGTTCTGCTGTTAGTTTTTGTTCTAGGAAAGATTTATCTATGATGTGTTGGTCAAACACGATTGCCCTACCAACTTTGCTTTTACCTATTTTGGTTATTGCAACTTGGTTTCTGAAATGTAGATAGGGACTTCCAATGTCATTAACTTGTAATGTTTCAGAACTCCCAGTCAAAGTTATCTTCAACTTCTTCAATTTCTGCATATCTCCCATTGACTGGATTAAAGGTCATATTAACACTTCCTAACTTACCTTGCCAACCCCAACGAGCCTTCCAGTTATGTATTTCAACTCCCTCTTCTCCTCTATAGACTGTTAATCCTGTATCAGCCTTACTAAACCAAGCATATGATTTAGCTACATCAACTCCTGTACATACATTCTTTTTGCCATCCCTAATAAATGGTTTAGTTGGATGTGCAACAAAGAATACTAATACATCATGTTGCTTTGCGAACAGTTGCACCTTTGTTAGCATTTCGCTAACCATATCAGTTTCTAATCCTGTATGGTCTGTATGTATAAAGTTGAATGGGTCTATGACTAAAATCCTAACACCATATCTCATAACTGCACTTGCTCCCTTTTCTAGGATAGCTTCTATTGTTGGCAACCCACCATCTTGATAATCTTGAAATAGTATGTGTTCTCTTATCCAAGTTTCTGCAAAGTCTTTTTCTTCTTGGGTCATTCTTGCGTTAAAACCCTCAAAAAATGGCTTACCTACAAGGATTTGAGATAACTGAACTGCATGAAGTTGAACTGGCTTTTCAAACGAACAGAAGCAAGTTTTCCACCCATTGTTCCTAGCTACATTGACTACAAGTTGGTCTATAAAGGCTGACTTGCCATCTCCCGCATGACCAGTTGTAACAACTAAATTACCTGTAGATAGGGTAAAAATTTCATCTACACTTGAATAGCCTGTTGATACACCACTTGGCATACCTTTTTCATACAAGCTTTGAAATTCATCTGCATAATGGTCTAGGTTATTTAATCCGTGTAATGGGATTGGCTCTGCGTTTATAATTACATCCCTTAACTTTTCTGCTCCATGTTTAATTAATACATCATTAGCATCCTTGCAATCAAGGTTATTTACTCTATAACATCTAGCCTTGTTTAATCTTCTAGCTAATTCATCTGCCAGTATATTTCCGTTTTCATCTGCATCTGTGCAAAGAATAACCCTTTCAACACCATCAAACTTATCTCTATCATTCCATACATACTTAAATCTCCCATCTTCACTTGGGTCTATCTTGTTATCAGTAATCTTGTTTGGAGCACCATTGGGAACTGAATAACAATCTACATTCATCACACCCTCAAAGGCTGTTTTGATAGCTAGTGTGTCCATTTCTCCCTCAGTTATGATGATTGTGCTTTCTAATGTTGGCAATTTGCTATCATAAACCTGTTGTCCCCAAAGCTTTTGTGCGTTCCCATCCCACCAAAAACTCTTTGTCCCATTTGCACTCCTATACTTAACTGCTTCCACCTCTCCATCGCTAACGAAGGTAAAACCAATGACTGGTTTATTATTTTTTTCCGTCTGGACGACTCCTGCCGTTTCTGAGGCTGTAATACTTATACCTCTATCCTGCAACCAATCACTAGCTTTGTCATTGGGTATATTTTTTGGTGTTTCTACTGGTTTTTTTACTTCTTTTTTTACTTCTTGTTTTACTAATTTCATATGGTATTCCTCTCTCCTTGATACTAAACCATTGATACCGCAATGATGACAATGATATATAACCTTATCAGCTTCAATATTTACTGACAAAGGTTTATCGTGTTTGTTTTTACTCCTCTCACTTTGGCATGAGGGACATAATATTTTATGTTGACCAAGCTTCATACCGCTTGTTCTTGATTGATTATTTATATGACTTAAAAAGTCCCTTTTATCTATTTCGCTCTTGACATACATGAAACCTCCTATAGTATGTATATACTTACTATGTAGTATGTACTACCTAATATTAAAATATAGTAAGTATCTACTTACTATATATACCAAAATACTTATCAACAATATCGCAGACATCTTCTGCAAGTCTCTTCTTAGATAATACTGGATAGGTATTTAATTCCTTAATTGCTTCTACAATGCCATCTGATTGGATGTCATTACGATTGCATAAATTGGAAAAGTCATCAGACATAAAGTATAATAAAGCTTCGTTAGATAACTTAGGATGTTTACTAGCAACATCTCTAACAGCTTGTTTAACCACAAGACCATCTAAAGTTTTTTGGTCTGTATCTGAATCAATGTGGTCTGTCTGAAGCATTAAAATATATTACATTAAACTCTTGACATTATCAACACATCAACTACACTTATATAAGACATCAAAGGATTGAACTAACTAAGAGTTTAAATTTGGTGTCGTTGAGGTGTGCTACTAAGCGATTAGTACAGGAAGGCACTTAAAGGAATATTCCTGTTGGATGGGTTTATATAAGCATCCTATAAACAACGCCTTACAAGTCTGAATTTGTTCTTATGGCGATGATGGTAAGTCGTTTACAAGATGAAGTTTAGCCGACTATAAACTGCTATAACTAAATTACCAGTCTGATTTTTCCTCGTTGCGAGGTGGCTTGTACAGACTAAAACAACAAAGCCATAATTTGCGGGTCTAGTGTTTTGCTAGTTTTACAACTCCCAAACCAAAAAAACTAGCATTTATAGGAGGGAAAGCATATGACAACACTAGATGAAAAAGAGATTCTTTTGCTACAAATCTTGTTAGACAAAATCACACCACAACAAATGGCTCACATTAGAACTATGTTAAATGTGGACTTAAACTATGTAAAAGGTTTATCAACCAAACTTAATTTTTTACCAAAAGGAGAATAAAAAATGGAATTTGAAATTAAAGATGGCATCCCTATACCAAGAGGAGTAGGAAAGCCTAGGAAGTATGACTTACCCTTGGAGGACATGAACAAGGGACAAACTGTAAAAGTTCCTCTAGCGAAGTCTAAGATAGCTTCTGAGGTAAAGATAATTAGAAATGCTTGTTTAAGGTTTACACACAAACATCCTAACTATAAATTTACTGTAAGACAACTAGAAGATGGAGTAGGCATATGGAGGCTATAAAAGACATGGATATTATTCAAGAGCAACTTGTTAAAGCCAAGAAGATACTTGATGAAAGTAAAGCTATGGTACAAAAAATGCAAGACATAGTTTTTTGTATGGAAGTAGAAGCAAAAGAACTAAAAGAAGAATTAGAGTTTCGTCAAAGTAAACTGGAAAGTGAAATACACGAATAAACATAACATCCCGCAAGAAATAATTAATGCGGTACACAATGATAACTACAGCAGAGGTAAGGCTACTATATCTGCTACTGGTTTGTTACAACCTCCAAGGATTAGATTATTGGCACAAGAACATTACGACAAGCTTACAATAGATGTATCAGATGAAATATGGAAACTACTAGGACAATCAGTTCATACCATATTAGAAAGAGCCAATGAGGATAACGAGGACACCATTACAGAACAAAGAATGTTTGCAACAGTTAAAGACTGGACTGTTAGTGGTCAGACAGACAGCATAGATGTTAAAAGTAACACACTAAAGGATTACAAAGTAACTTCTGTTTGGTCTATTGTATCTGCTTTGAAAGAGGGTAAAGCAGAATGGGAACAACAACTTAATATCTATGCGTATCTCTACAAGCAAAACACAGGAAAAACTATAGACCAGTTAAATATTATTGCGATAGCTAGGGACTGGAACAAAAATCAGTATCTTCGTAGCGGTGGAGATTATCCGCCATCACCAATTACAGTTTTAAATATAGATTTATGGAGTGATGAAGAGCAAGAAGCTTTCATCAAACAAAGAGTTTCAATCCATCAAGAAGCAGAAGTGGATTACCTTATCAATGATAAGCTTCCATTATGTACTGATGCAGAAAGGTGGAGAAGAAAAGATACTTATAGAGTGGAAAAGAAAGGTAGAAAGACTGCTGTTAGAGTGCTTGATACCCAAGAAGAAGCTAATGAGTATATAGGTGGTCATAAAGATAGTAAGTTGCTGAAAGTCGTAGAAGCCAAAGGCGAGTGCGTTAGATGTGCTAACTATTGTGATGTGGCTGAATTTTGTAATCAATATAACGAGGAAAGCAAATGATTGAACTACAAGCAAAACCAATTAAAAAGAAGATGGTACTAAGCATAGACATAATCTATTGGCTAACGGAAGAATGGTCAACAGAAGAAATTATTGATGTGGGAATTGGCACAAAGAAAGGTATTGAATGGGAAATATTTGGGTGTATAGGCGATTATCTACCTATTTCTTATATACACAACTGGGAAGAGGTTAAACCTGTTTTAGATGAACAAACAGAAGAGGGTATGCCTTTAGGAGATTATGCTGAAAAAGAGTATGAATTAATGTGGCAACATCACAAAAACCCTAAATACGAATGGGAATATGAATTTTATTATGGAGAAAGCGAATGAGTGATAAAGAACTTACTTATAAAGAAGTGTGGGACAAGCTATCTAAGATAGATTGTTCTGATAAAATAGAAAAGAAGATGAACTTATCTTACTTATCTTGGGCTTGGGCATGGGGAGTTTTGCAAGAGCATTATCCACAAGCACAATACTTATTCTATCAAGGCGAGGGCGATGTGCCTTATGTTCAATATCCCGATGGTACAGCAGAAGTTAGATGTAGGGTATCTATAGATAACTTAAATAGAGAAATGACACTAAGTGTTATGGACTACAAGAACAATGCAGTACAAAACCCAAATTCAAGACAAGTTAATGATACTAAGATGCGATGCTTGGTTAAGTGTTTAGCCATGTATGGTCTTGGTCATTATATCTATGCGGGAGAAGATGTACCTAGTGCAGACAAAGAGCCTGTTAAAAAAGAAAAGCCTGTTAAAGAAAAACCTGTTAAAGAAGAGCCAACACCAGTAGAAACTCCAACAGAGGATGTTGAAGCAGATAAAGGTTATGGCACGGAAGAATGGGCGGAGTTATTTGTCAAAAGCTTTTTAGAGTTGTCAAAACTTAGCAAGACTAAAGAAGCTATGACATCTTACTACAAAAATAACACTAAAGATTTGGCTACATTGAGGGATAACTTTCCTAATATGAAAGCTGACTTGGATAGTGAACTTAAAACAATCGTATCAAACCTAAAGGAGGATTAATATGTACGACAACAAAAACCAAAGTGATGGAGCAATCTACACTAATGACTATAAACAGAATGATAAACAGCCCGACTGGACTGGTAAGGTAGTTATTAGTAGGGATATGCTTAAAGAATTAGTCAGTATTGTCAAAGATGGCGGGACTGGAGAACTAAGAGTGGCTTTATGGAATAGAACTTCTAAGAATGGCAAAGAATACAAGTATGCTAGATTAGACATTCCACAGAAGAAAGAAGAGCCTAAAGAAGAGCCAGTAAAGGATTCAAGCGATGATATTGAAACCTTTACAGATGATGAAATTCCATTTTAAAGGAGGGAGTAATGGGTAAATCAAAAGCATTTAAGAAAGCATTGGAAGATGCTTTGAAGAAAGAGGGAGTGAAAAATGAGTGGATAGAATCACATCTGCTCATTGATTCACTAGACTTAGATAAACCAAATAAAAGGGAGAAGAACAATGGCAAATCCAAGTGGAAAAACCCAAATCATTTCTGATGATAAATATACCTACGGAAAAGATTTGGTAGTGCAAATTGAAGAAAACATAGACGAGTATATATTTTTTGAGTTTATGTCTGCGTACAGAACTTTGATTGAACAAATTAAAGATGTTAAAGATGGTGTTGGAACTACATCTCACGAACATCTTATGGACTATCTGTTTTTTAAGATAGAAGAAGCAAGAGATGAACACTTTAAAAACAAGATGGGGATTGAATAATGGATAGAACAAAGATACCAAAACACTTACGCCATCTATCTGAATGGCGTTTAAGATGTTTGTTTTACATTTTCAGAGTGAGGTAGTTATGACAATAATTGAAATAATTTCTTACTCAATACTTTCAATAGTATTGATAGCAACAATTTATGTAAACGAAAAAGATATAAGGGGGAAATAAATGTCAGCAAATATTAAAGATATTAGAAAAGAAGGTTGGAAACCAATGCAAAGTGAACAGGGCTTCGCTTGGTTTGGTGGTACATCTCACGAACAACTATCTCAATGGTTGCCCGATGAAGCTTTAGAAGATGAAAACTTTGAAGATATAGATTTCTTAGTTGTTGGTTGGAGAAAAGCTAATGGATGAACAGATAGAGAATTGGCAAGTTCAAATAAGAAACATTGCTCCTATGATGCAGAAAGCAGAATACGAGTTATTAAAGTCAGAAGCAGATGTTAAAAGAGTAATAGCTTTATGGAAAGCTGTTGCTCTTTCTGAGGGCATTAAAACTGCAAGTGGTCAAGATAACTTTGCAGAAAACAAAGAAGAAGTGTATCAATCTAGGTTAGCTGTGGCGGTTGCTAAAGGTCAACTAAGTGCAGTCAAGGTTGAGTTAAGAGCCTTAGAAGTAGGGTTTGAGGAATGGAGAACTAAAATGGTTAATGCTAGAGAAGAAAGAAAGAGATATGGAGCATGACAAAGGGTAGCAGACAAAGACCCTACGACAAAGATAAGTATAACGAGAACTTTGAGAAGATATTTGGGAACAAGAGAAAGAAAAAGAAAATAAAAAATGGGCATAAATGTTAATCATATAAGTTCAACAGGAAAATTAGAATTAGGAACAACATCTTGTGGTAATACTATTTCAGTAGATACAGTAGGTTCAACAGGAATGTTGACACATCATTATCTTTCAGAAAAGGAAATAAAAACTCAATACTCTACGACAGCATCACATAGAAGAAAGTTTAAAGTCAACGAAATATTTAAACATGGAGTATATATTTTATTTATGAAGAATGTTGTTGTTTATGTAGGAGAAAGTATAAATCCTTATGCTAGGGTATGTACTCACATTAAATCTGAAAAAAAATTTGATTCGTTTAGGATTTTATATTGTAAAGAAAGTAGAAAAAGACATTGGGAAAAAAAACTAATAGAGAGTTATATACCAAAATATAATAAAACTCATAAGATAAGACCCATAAGAAGAGTAGTAAACATAAATACAGGTATTCGTTTTGATTAAAGGTAGAAAACCAACAAAGAAAGAAGCTGAACACATGGACAAGGTAAGTCAGCTAGGTTGCATTGTTTGTAGAAATACTAATGGATGTATAACTCCTGCTGAAATTCATCATGTTATTGGCAAAACAAAACCAAATGCACATTTTTCTGTATTACCTCTTTGCTTTGACCATCATCGTAAAGGCAATAGATTTAGACCTATAAGCAGACATCCATATAAGAAAAGATTTGAGGAAGCTTACGGCACAGAAGAAGAGTTATTAGAGCAAGTTAATAAGTTGTTAGATGAAGATTGATTTACCCCTAGAGGTTTACTACACAAAGAATAAGAAGTTTATCCTTAACTTAAACAACTATCGTAATGCTCATTACAGAACACTATCAAATGCCAAGAAGATTTATGCAGACAATTTAGTTGATAGGATTAGTCATCCTAAATACGAAGAACCTGTTGTATTGATTTATACCTATTATGCAAAAAGTAAAAGAAGACTAGATGTAAGTAATCCTTGTTCTATTATTGACAAGTTTACTTGCGATGCTTTAGTTAAAGCAGGTGTGTTAGAGGATGATAGTAGTAAACAAATTAAAAAAGTTATTTATAAATATGGTGGGATTGATAAAGAAAATCCTAGATGTGAATTGGTGATAAAAAAAATAGACCAGTAAATAATATTTTTGACGCTGCTGGGTTGCAGCTCCAAAAAATATTTACCAGTCAATTGTTTTCTGGGAGGAAAGCAAATGCTAAAAGATATACTACAAGAAAAGTTAGATAAACGAAAAAAGAAATGGTGGGAGTGGCATAAGAAAAATCCACAAGTTTGGGATAAGTTTGAGAAATACACATTGGAGGCTATCAATAGTGGTAGGAAAAAGTATTCGCATTGGGCGATAATCAATCGTATTCGTTGGCACAATGAGATAGAAACTAAAGGTGGGGACTTCAAGATAAGTAATGATTACATCTGTTTCTATGCCCGTTTATTCCATGCTAGACATCCACAACATAAAGACTTCTTTACCTTGAAACCATTGAAAGAAGAAAAGGATATGGCTATGTTAGAGGTTAAGACTGAAAATAGGAATGTTAGCTTTCTTCCTCAATTCAGGAACCATAGCTAGTCGCATATCTCTTTCTAGTTCTAAATCTCTTATCATATCTGACTTGACTGTTATAGATAGGTTTTCATCTTGATAGATTCTATCTCTACGCTTTCTCCAGTTATCTAAGTATCTTTCTATCGCTCTCACTTGACCTTTGACATTCAACACACCTTGCATATTGCTTCTGTAAGCTGATAGTTCATCAAATCTTCTTTGTTTTTGTAGAGAGTTGATAGTTGCTACTGCCCTGTCAACCTCATTTCTTAACTCATAAAACTGTTGCTGATAACCACCCGACTTATCTAAATCAAGTAATAGTCTATTAAAGACTGGCATTTTACTTAGTTGATAGTTGGAAGGTATTAGAGGACTTCCTGTAGCTCCTCTAGTGATAGTATCTATAACACTTAATACATATCCACCAAGTGTTCCTGTATAACCTCTCATAACATGCTCTATCTTTGCAGGAGATAAATTAAGAGCTTCACCTAATACTCTTGCAAACTCATTGGTAGTTGGTCTTGATTGTAGTCCAGGTTCTTTCTTTTGTTGATAGTAGGGAACAATCTCTGTATTAGTAAAAGTATTTCTGTTATTTATTACTTCTGATATTGGTTTTAATAATTGTATTCCACCACCAGGTTGAAAGAATGGTATGTTGAAAGAAGTTTGAGCCTGTCTGCCAATAGATGTCATAGCTTCATCAACAGACTTTCTTGTAAAAGCATCATCGCCCATAGTCATATCAAATACTCTTTCTGGTATAGCTTTAAATAACATACCTACTTCAAATGGAATAGGTATCTTAACTGCATTACCATTGCCTATAGGCATGACCCAGTTATCATCTCTTACTTCTCGTTTAAGATTTTTGTATTCATCTGTATCACTTACCATCATGTAGTAAAGTGCTGTTAGACTTACAAGTAATCCTGCATTAAAGAATGTTCTTCTAAATATTCTTGATTGCACATCTTTTAGTGATTCTCCAACTTGTTGTTTTTCTACAGCAGAATATTGTCCAGTTAATCCTCTATGTAATACATCAAGACCTTGTATTCTTGCATTTAAGAATGGTATTGCAGCAGTAATAATTCTAAATAATGAATCAGAACCACGCCTTCCAAAGTTAATTATTTCTTGTGCTTGATAAGCCGCTTCTGATTGTGCAACTGCTTCAGGCATATTTTCGTATTTACCAGTTTTAGGATTTCTATAAACTTGCTCTTTTAACTGTTTATAAACACCATCATAGACTGCTTTACGAGTTGCACCATCTGATTTAGTAGTAAGTGCTCCAAGACCATCCCATAGCTTAAAGAAAGCACTTGTAGGAGACATACCATTATTTGGTGTAAGTCCCTGTTGTCGCATAGTTCTAGTAATAAATTGCTTTACACTACCCTCATCAACAGAATAGTCATAGCCACCAAGAACACCAAACTGTTCTAATTCTTCCATGCTACCAAACATATTTTTAACTGAATCAATGATAGGCGTATATGGTGCACCACTTGTTACAGCAGAAGATAAGGTATCTCTTAAAATATTTATAACAACAAAGCCTGGGTCTCTTGTAACTGTATCTCTAAGTAGCCCTGCTGGTACTGCTAAAAATTTTCCTATAGCACCTGGAGCTACTCCTCCAACATTTTGTAAACTATAGACCAGTCTAGGGTCATCTACCTGATAGTGTTGCTTGTTACCATTTTCAAAGAAGAATAAGCTATCAGTTGTACCTGCGTTTTTTGCAGATATTTTTTGAGCTAATCCCATTGTTTCTAAGTTTGTAACTATTTTATTCATTGCATCATTTTTTAATGCTGCTGTAAGAATAGATAATGAGTTTCTTGATATAGCTTCTATTGGGTCTGCGTCAATAATTTCTTCTGAACCTTTTATTTGTATATCTAATGGATTTCCTGGTAGTGAACCACCTGCAATTTTAGGTCCTTTAATGCCACTATCATCAACCATTTGCCTATAGAAAGGATAATAAGAAGAATGTTCTCTCCATAATGCAGATTGTTCTGCACTTAAAATACCTTTTCTTTCTGCAAGTTTAATTAAAGCATTATTCCAATTTTGATAATTATTATAAACTTCTACCACTTCAGGATGTTGTTGTTCTATTTGCTGTATAAGAACATAGTCTTTAGGTTTAACTGGTGTATCTATTTCTCTACCACTTTCATCAAGACTTTTTGCTCTTTTTAACATAGCATAACTTTTAAAAACAGCTTCTAAATTTAATTTAAGATTAGAAAATAATGGTGCAAGTATTTGTATAAGACCACCTGTTTTACCAGTTTTATTACCATTAGCATCAACAAGAGGTAAAGGTATTGTTTTTACTAAAGATTCAACTCCATCTATTAAATCAGTTGGTATTCCTCTTGTAAGCATACCTTGAAATACACCTCTTGATTTATCAGACATTCTTACTGATTGTTCTGCACCTGCATTTGCAAACATATTAGCAAGAGTTACTTGTTCTGCTGCTGCTATTGCTTCTTCTTCTGTCCAAGGTTTTCCAGTTTTAGGATTTATTCTTAATTTACCTGTTCTTTCATCTATTTTTAAATACCATTCTTTATTTTTACCAGCTAATAGTACTTTGGTAGCAGTATCGTATTGGTCAATATATCTTTGTCTAAACTCTTTAAAGAAATTTTTAATAGATGTAATAGGGTCTTTGACAATTTCTATTACTCTTGCACCCCAAGATTGGTCAGGTAATATTTCTCCACCTGTTCTTTTAATAAACTCTTGTAGATTATCTTGCAATCCATCAAGAGTAGGTCTTGAAAAATTAGGTATATCATCAGGTGCCTTAGCAGATAAGTCTTTATTAAAGTCTATAGCAATCTTTAAAGCTGTGTCTGAGGCATTTAAATTATAATAAGGTATTGAACCCCTAGGTGTTTGTTTAACTGTTTCTTCGGCTTCTTCTATTGCTTGTTTTAATTGTATATTTTTTTGTGTATTTGGTGGTGGATTTAATATATTAGCAATATCATTCATATATTTAGTAACAATATTTGCAAGTTCTTCTTTTGATGAAGCTAAACCTCTTGTTTCATTACCTATTGGTTTCATAGGTAATCCTTTACCTTCCATAACAGATTTAACTTGTTCTGAAGGTAATGGGTCTCCCATATCAGTCATTTCAGGACTATAAAATCTTTGCGGAACTTCACCAGTTCTATCTATTGCTCTACCAAAGTATGGATTAATTTTTGTTTGAGTAAGTTCTTCTAATGTAGCACTACCTAATATGTTATTAACATTTTTAAAATAATCTAAATTATTATCTGCATCTAAATATAAAGATGTATTTGTTTCATCTTTAAGTAATCCTTTAGTTTTTTCTCCACTAAGACCTCGTAGTTGACCTTGTAATCCAAGAGAATTTGGATTAGGTTGCCAATTTAAAGCACCAATATCTCTGTCAGTACCTTTTTTAACAGCTATTAAAACTAAATCAGATAGTTCTTCTCTCCAATCTACGCTTCTATGATAAGCAATAGCATCTACTGGATTAGTAAATACTACTAATCCTGGAGTTTCTATTTCTGTATCTGGATTATAAAAAAATTGTGAATCATCAACAGCAAAACCTTCTTTTAAAATTCTATTAGCATCTTCTTTTTTAGCAACATAATAATATTGTTCATCCCACTTTCTTTTACTATCTCTTCTACCTCTACTAAATAATGGCACATCATTAATTAAACTAGCTTGTCTATCTTTTATTTCTGGAGAATATTGATATGTTGGTTTGATGCCACGAAGGTCAGCAACAACTTCTGCTTCTGCTATATATTCTTCATATTTATACATAGCATCGGCAAATAATTCTTCTATTGTTTGTTCTCCTTGATATTTATAGAAATCTCCTTTTGCATCTGCTTCTTCTATTGCTGCATCTAATTCTTCTTGGTACATAATTCCTGAACCAGCCATATCACTTCTAAAGTCTGTAATATAATCTGATTCCATAGCTTTAAGTAACATAGGCACATAACCTTTTACCTTACTCATAGGAACTTCATATCTAAGTATTTCAATATTCCATGTTTCACTTCTTTCTTCTTTTGCTCTATTAAATAACATACGACCTATTTCTAATGCTTTTCTACTATCTAATGTTGTACTTGCAAATAAATCTTGTGGAAGCTGTCCATAGTTTTTAATCTTTTCACCTTCAGGAATATTTAAAGCTCTAAATAAAACTAAATTACCTTTTTTGTTTGTAAACTTTTCTAAGAATTTTTTACTAGCTCTTAGTAAAGGTCTGTTTTTCCTACCTTTAAATGCTTCAACTATAGCCATTTTAAGTGGTGCAGGATTATCTCTATTACCACCTTCTTCTCTACTCATTTTTAATTGGTCTATTATTGCACCAGTTTCAAAACGATTATTACTTGCCCAATCAAAAGGAACTTCAGTATCTTTAGGTATTAAATTAGTTCTACTAAATGTAGGTATATCTTGTGATGCTAAAAATCTTGCCATCCTAATATCATATTCAGATGCACTTGCAACTGTATCTTTTGTGCTTTCTAAAATATCAGGAGCAGTAGCAACTTGTACTGCATAATCTAATTTATCTTTAGTTTGGGCACTATCTCTATGTAAAGGTGCAATTTCTCTTAGTTTATTTATAGGAACAGCAAATCTACTAAATTCATTTGTTTGAAAATCACCATATTCATCTTTAAATATTCCAGGATATTGATTTTTTAAAAAAGTAACACCCTGTTCTTGCAAAGTTTGACCACTAGGATTAGGTATATTTTGTTCTACATTACCTTCAGGAAAATGTATAAATACAGGAACAGTTCTACCACCACCTTGTTTTATTAATGCAACTCTATGTCTGCCTTCATGGCTAATTACTTGACCATCATTTTTAATTTGTAAACTTGGCAATGAAGCAGTTAATGCAGTATCTGCAATTTCTGGGTCAAATACAGCATCAGCCATTCTTCTATTATTTATAGGTTTAAATGAGCCAGGTTCATCTTGTTGAGAAAAACCAAAAACTGATGGACCTTCTTCTATTATTTCATCAATTTGATTTTGACTAATTGTGCTAAGTTTTAAAAAATCATCAACATTCATTCTTGTAACATGAGTTAAAGGTATTTCTACTCCATTATAAAAACCAACTTTATTACTACTAAAGTCTCTAATTTGTTGACGATTAAAGTCCATGTATGGAGGTTGTGTTTCTGTAGCTGCTCTACTAAAAAAAGGTAAATCTCCAGCTTTTAACTCAGCTATTTCATTTCTTTGATTTATTATTTCTCTTTCTAATCTTTTAGCAGTAGCATCAGTCATAAGTCCTCTTTCTTGATTTAACTGTGCTTGTTTATTTTTTATACCTGCTTCTAAATTAGATATTATTTGATTTCTTCTTTCTCTATTAAAATAAGCTTGGTCTGCTGCTCTACTAAATGTAGGTATTTCTTTATCTATAGGAGCAGCAGTTTCTCCTACAGGAGTTGGTGCTATTAAACCTTCTGTTTTAAGGTCTAATAAAGTAGAAGCATTTTTAAGAAATGCAGATAATTCTGTATTTAATTTTGCAGGTATCTCTAATAATTTTCTAATTGTTTCTACAAATTTATTCCATACACTATTAGTAGCATCTTTGCCTAAAGGTATATATTCAAGCATTTCTTGGAAGTCTCTATTTGTTAATCCAAAAGTTAATAACTCTGATACATCTTCATTATATTGAGCTTCATTAGAAAATAATTGATATTTAATTCTATAATCATTAAACATTCTCTTTTGAACAGATACGCCATTAAAAGAGTTGTCATCTCTAGCATATATAAAACCTGTTGAATCTTTAATAATATAAATATCTGCTAAATCTTTTTCTATAGTAGGTGCATTATTATAAATAGATTTGTACTCTTCTATTGCTTTTTTTTGTATTTCGGCTGTCTCTCTTTTTGTTATTTTTGCAGCAAGATTTTTATAAAATCTCATTCTTTCTTGATAATAACCTTTTACTCTATTTGCTTGTATAGCAAGTTCTTTATGTGCAGCTTTAACTTTTTTACCTGATGCACTTTCTTGAAATGTTTTAGTTCCTTTTCTAGTAATTAAATTATGTTGAGCAGCATATATTTGAGCTAATGTAGCTTGATGTATTCCTTCATGTAATAAAGCTTCAAAATGAACTCCATTGCCTCTTCTCCATTCAGAAGTATTAGCAAATGCATTTATTCTTTTTAAGCTACCATCATTAACAAGCATAGTGAATGTTTTATAATTATATGGTTCCATTGGATTCATATCACTTGGCTGTATAGCAGCTTGTCCTGTACCTCGCATATCAGGTTGTTTTTCACCTACTTCTAATTTAAGAGGAAATGTTCTACCTTGTTTTTTTAATGCTAATAAAGATTTATGAACTTTTTGTGCAATAATTTTGTAATCTTGACTTGGTGAATTATCAATTAACCATTTCATCATTTTTATAGAATCATTATTACCTTTAATAGTTTTAGTTACATTACCATCTTTATCAAATATATCTTTATCTAATACTTTTGCATCTTGCAATCCTTTAAGAATTTTTGACCTTTCAGCTATATACTCTTTATCTGTTAATTTTTTAGTATTATAAATAGTTGTAGGTGTTGTAGAAGGTGTTGCAGGAGGAGTTGTAGGACCTGCTGGAGGCGTAGGAGGTGTTGGTTTAGGCTTTGGTATAGTTAAAGGTCTAATACCTGTAGGCTTTAGAGTTTGTTTTATTTCATCACCAGGAATTATTGTTGGTCTAACCGCAGATTCATCTAATTGTGAAAAGTCTGTAGCAAAGTTAAATGATTGTAATCCCTTATCTCCAATCCTAGTAGTTCTTACTACACCTCTTTCTCTTCTGCCAATCCTGCCTGATTCAATATCATTAAATATTTCTGTAGCACTCTTATATCCTGAGCTACGCATAGCTTGACCCATAGATTTAAAGAACTCAATAATCTTATTGTAGATACCTTCTACTTTAGGAGGAGTATTAACCAGTAAATCTTTTTGTCTAAATAGTTCTGCTATAGCTTCTTCTACAATATATTCTTCTTTAAACGCATCTGTTAAATTTCTATTTTCAAACTCACGCTTAGTTCTATTAATAGCTTCTTGATAAAAAGTTTGATTTTGTTTAGGAAATTTAGTTTGCTTAACCATTTTAGTTAAATAACTATATTCTGCTTTAGTAATTAAATCTTTTGCACGAAGAGCATGAATCATCTCATGGTCTAATACTTTGTTAAGTCTTTCTTGTATCTCTACATCAGTAGCACTACCATCAGGATTTACTGCATTAAGAGATAAGAAAATAGTATCTGTATTTCTATCATATTCTCCTTCTACAGCTCCTTGTGTTTCTGTTGCTCTAACTTGACTAGGGTCGTACTTTATTTCACCTTCTATTTGTCTTAATGTGCTAGTAGAGATTATGTCATCACTTATAACAATACCAGTCTCTTTAAGACCTCTAGCATCCATTGTTTTTCTTATTTCTTGTGCAAACTTATTAGTTTTGCCTTGCTCTAAAGTCTCAGCATAATTAATAGTTTTAGGTATTACTTCTGCAGGTGGTAATAATCTTTCTTGTTTTGTTGTTTCTTGTTGTACTAATTCTGCAATAGTTTCTGGAGGCAACTTACCTTCTGCAGTAAGTCTTGCACCAAACTCTTCTGGTGTTTCATTAAAACCTTCTGCTCTTCTAGCTATATCAAACTCAAAGTTATCTCTTATCTTATAGTTATTAGTGCCTTCTATTTTTTCTGCTCTATTGCTATAAATTAAATCATCAAGGAATTGTTCATTCCTATCCATTTGTTTTAAGGATGCTTTATTAAAAGTCATATTATTGCTTTTCATTTCAGCAACAAAATCTGCCATATCTTGTGCAGAATAATCTCTTGGTCTAAAGTCTGGGAAAGTTGTTCTTGAATTGAACTTAGGAAGTGAATGAAGTTTAGCCAAAAATAATTCTTTTTGACCTTTTTTCATTTTTTTAAACTCAGGCGTACCTGTGTATTTTTCTGCTGCATATTGAACAGCAGGTGATTGAAAATCTAAATCTATATTTTTAGATTCAGCTATTTCTTTTATATATTTAGCTGATGTATTTGGTTTATCTTTATCTGCAACAATAGAAGGCTCACCATTTTTTTCAGAAGCTTTAAATACTCCTTGTGCATATGCAGATGCAAATTCATTAAACTGTTTAGGCGTTAGTAATTCTTTAGCTTTTGTCATAGATAATCTAGGATAGCTACGAGAAGTTTTGCCTGGATTTTGTGCAACAAAACTATTTACTAAACCTCTAAGAATTACCTCTTGTTTAGAATCTTTAGGCACACTATTTATTAATTGTTGAATAGTTACATCACTAGCTCTACTATCTTCTAAACTTTGCCCTATTTCGTAAGCAGTAGAACTATTAATTAGTCCTAAGTTATATGTATCGTTATCTAGTTTTGATTTTAATTTTTTATTATTAAAGTCTTTTGTTATCTTATCTCTTACTTTTATAGCTTCTATTTCTGTATCTTTTATATCAACTTGTGCAGGAGCTTCAGGATTAGTAATATCAACAACAGCAAATTGTTCTTGTGGAGTCATTATTACTTCTACTGAAGGCTCTACTCCAAGTTCTTCAGGTGCTATAAGTTGTGGAACTATAGTAGGTGGTATATCTTGTATTTCTTCAAGAGTGCCTTGTTCCATTGCAAGGTCAGCTTTTTTTGCATTTATTAACTGAGCTTTATTTTCATCAGCTCTTAAATTATCTTCTTCTAGTTGTTTTCTTCTAGCAGAACTTTTACCTGCCATGCTAGTAACAACTAAATCAGCAGCACCACCAATAATACCGCCAATAGTAAACTCTTCAAACATACTATCTGCTATAGGTAAGTCCTCACTATAAAGACCTTTAGCTGTTAAATCTTGCAATATACTTGCAGCTACCTCTTGTCCACCTTCAAATGCACCTGATTGTAATGCAGATACTAATCTTTCTTTTATGTTTAAATCTGTTTTACTAGATACTTTACCTAAAATACTAGCAACAGGTAATACTTCAGTTATACCTATAAGACCACCAAATAATTCAGCAGTAGTTTCAGTTAAACCACTTACATCTTCGCCCATTTCTCTAGCCATCTGTAGTCTATCGCCTTGTGCTGCTATACCTGTTGGTATTGCTAAAGCTGTTGGTGCTGTAAATGTTGGTGATAGTATGCCCTTAGCTGCTCCTGGTGCTTTAGCTAGTGCTCTACCTACCATACCTGCACCTAAGAATGGTCCGAATGAACCTATACCTTCTCCTAGTTTTGTAGAATACTTATCAGCATATCGTGGGTCTGCTGCTAATGCAGAATCTTCTCTTAATCTATCTTGTAATCCTTCAAGACCTTTATATAAGTTACTGTCGTTGCCAATATCAAATAAACCAACAATACCTGTAGGCACATCTAAAGCTAATCCAGCAGCACCTCTTGGTATTGCTTTTATAAACTCGCCTACTTGTCCTAGTGCTGATGTTTGATTTATATCAATGCCATATTTATCTTTAACAACTTCAGCTAATTGTAATCTTGTTTCTGGGTCTAAATTATCTGGAATTTTTATTTTTTTCCCTTTGCCAATATCGTATTCAGCCATAATTTATTATCCTAATTCTTCAACTAAACCTAATAATTTATTTCTTTGGTCTTTTTGAGCAATAGTTATCCCTTGTAATTGTGCAGCTCTTTCATTTAATGCGTCTATATATAATATTAACTCTTTTGCTGATTCTGTATCACCTGAATCTTGTAAATATTCTAATTGTTTTTGTGCTGTAGATAAACTTGTAAGAACAGCATCTAATGGCATATTAGCTACATCTGCTTCATATTTAGCAGCTTGTGCTTCTAATAATCTACCTTGTAAGCCTTTTAATTCTGAAGCTTGTTCTGCTGATTTAACTCCAAAGTAAGCATCAGATATACCGCTACTTAATTCTCCTAGATTTCTAGCAGAACCTATAGCACCACCAAGTCCTATTAACATATCTGCTTGACGAGATTTTTTAGCTTGTGCAAGTAATTCAGCTTCTTTATCTGCTGCAGCTTTTTGTCTTGCTGCTATATCTGCTTCTAATTTTGCAGCAGCTTCTGCTTTTAATCTAGCTGCTCTTTCTTCTGCTGTTTCTGTTTCTGTTTCTGTTGTTTTTATTTTATCAGGTAATAATTGAGGAATTATAATTCCAGCTCCAATAGCTCTTGGAGTTACATCTTTTACAACTTCTAATCCCATATCTCTAAATTTACTTGCAGGTACTGGTAGATTGCTTGTAGATTGTGGTGAAGCTATTGGATTGTTAAATCTTTTACCTTCTGTAATTCTTGATTTTAATCTTCCTAAAGAAGATAAACCTTTATCTATAGTTTGTTTAGGATTTCTTACAAGATTAAATAATCCTTTACCAGCACCAACAATACCTCTTAAAGCACCACCTACAACAGTTGTTGTCGGTTCTGGAGCTAATATCATTGCTAATGTTGCAGTATTAAAACCATCTAGTGCTGCTCTTCCAAAATCAATGCTTCCATCTGGTTTTGTATATCTTTTTTTAAGAAAACCTTTTTGTTCTTCTGTTATTTGTTCTTGCATTGGATTATTAAGTGTTGATTCTATGCCGCCACCTATTCCTGCACTTTGTAGAAATTGATTTTTTAACATTTCTTGTTCAGTCGTACTACCTGCTTGATAACCAGTTCTACCACCAGAAGCCATCATTTGCATAGGAGAAGGCGGAGCCATGTTACCCATATCACCTGATTGGAAAGCATTTGGTGTATCAGATGATTGAGCCATAGCTCCTAAACCTGCAGGACTAGATGCAAACTCATTAACTACCTCTTCAGCAACAGTTGTTTCTGGTTTAGGTTGTTGAGCCTCATACATCTTTTCCATTTGTGTTCTTCGTTGTATTTCAGATAATACTAAATAAGAGGGATAAGTAGCATTAGGGTCTTGCGACATTTGTATTAACTGTTCTTTTGGAACAAACTCTAATTCATTTGATAGTTCTATTAAATTTGCCATTATGCTAATCCTTTATATAAACCCAGTCCTTGTAATCCCATACCTAAAGCTGATTGGAATAATCCTGGTTGTTGTTGAAAAGTGCTTATTTGTTGTTGTGGTTGAACAGGCACACCTCTTAATAATCCACCTAAGAAACCTAATTGTTGTTGACCAAAACCTTGTTGTCTTAAAAAGTCTTGATAACCCATATCCATAGATGCTTGTTGCATTGCTCTTTGTTGTGCACCTATACCTGTTAATGCAGCTATTCTTTGTCTTACATCATCTTGTATATCTCCACCAACATCTCTAAGAGCATCTACAGATGCCAAACCATATCGTTGAGACATATCATAAGCTGATTGACCAAGTTTTTCTTGTGCTTGTCTAGCAGCTTCTCTAGCTTGGTAAGCAGCAATATCTTGTTTTCCTTGTTCTTGGAAAGCTTTTTCTGATTGAGCATATGCACTTTGCATATATTTTTCTTGTGCTTGTCGTGCTGCTTCGTTTTGTTGTGCTGCTGTTAATCCTAATTTAGCTGCTGCTTGTCTTGCAGCTTCACCTGCTTGATATCTTTGTGTATCTAATTGTGTTTGTCTTTGGAAAGAACCTTCTTCTAATCCATATGCACTTTGTCCAAATCTTTCTTGTGCTTGTCTTGCTTGTTCTTCTGCAGTAAATTGTTGCAAACCAAATCTTGAAGCATCTAATTGTGCTGCTCTTTCTGCTGCAAGTTGTGCTTGTGCTGACTGAAAAGCACCTAAACTACCTTTTGCTTGAATATCATCAAGTTGTTGACCTAAATTACGCTCTCTTTCTGCTTGTAAAATAGCTTCACGATAACCACCAAGACCACCAGACATAGCTGCAGAATCAGCAGTTTTATCACCTATCATTTCTGATTGTCTTATAGCTTCTCTTTTTTGTATATCAGTTACAGCTTGTTGATAAGGACTCATAAATCTATTTATATTAGATTCATAGCCTAAAACATTATAATCAGGTCCAGCACTTCTTGCTTGATATGTAGGTGTATATTGTTGTGCTTGATAACCTGGACCCATAGCTGCTGCTTGATAATCAGAACCTACTAAACCAGCTTGATAGCCAGAGCCATATCCTTGTGCATCATATGTATTGCCTAAATAATCAGCTTGATAACCAGAACCATATGGTCCACCTAACATAGCAGCTCTTTGTGAAGCTAGTTGATATTCTGGTGGAGTTCCTGCTTGTGCATAACCTCTTGTCATACCTTGACTAGCTAATTCATCAGGAGAAAAATAAGCTATTCTTTCACCACCATATGGAGTATATGGTTGATTAGATTCAGCTTCTCCTCTTTTTAGGAGTCGTTCAAAATATGGTTGTACATATTCTGGTAAATCTGTTTGAGTTACTCTTGTTTCTGTTGGTGCTGGTGAGCTTTTACTTCTTCCACCCATTATTCATTCTCCTTAAATTCATATTCAAAAAAGATTGCTGTTTTTTCCCATCCTTGTCTATCTTTAATCCAATTCCAAAAACCTGCTCTACCAATACCTTCTATGCCTACACATTCATTACTTTTAGCCCATTTGTTTATAACTTCAAGACCTCTATCAATCCATTCATCCATTTTTTTACCGCCAATATGGTCTATATTTAACATTCTTTTACCAGTTGGATATTCAACTATCTTTGTTATAGAACATCCAAATATATCTAATGTTTCTTTATCAAATATAATCCATAAAGAAGCTTGTTTATTTAAACAGTCATAAAATATATCTTTAGGTAAAGCTCTACCATTAGAACGATTACAAGATTTTTGTAAATGTTTTTCACATTGTTTCCAAACTAAAGTTAATCTATCATCTGGCACAAGTGATATTTCAAAATTATGTTCTGTTTCTAGTTCTATTTTTTCTGCTATTTGATTCATGCTGGTAATACCTTATTTGGATTTAATGGTGGAGCTTGTGTTTTACCACCAGTCTTAGCCATTCTAACTCTATCTAACATACCATCTAATTGTTTAGAACCTGCATCAGAACTACCATCGCCTAACATAGATACAACATCTGCTGGAATAATATATTCATCTTGTGATACAGCAGCTATAGGTTTATTACCTATATTCATAGGTAAATCATCTGCCATGCCACTATTACCAACACCTTGTATTAGTCCTTCTGTTTGTGCATCTACATTACCTGCAGCTTGTTTTAATATCATATCTCTTAACATTAAAAATTGTTCTTGACCATATTTTTGTAAAAATTGATTAACTATATCGCTATTATCAGATTCACCAAGAATAAACTGTATAACTTCTTGTGTTATTGGGTCTTGCATTATATCTGTTGGTCCACCTTCTTGATAACCCATTGCTTCTACAACTTTTTTACCTTTTTCTGTTTTAGCTAAAGCTTTTAATCCTTCATTAGGTAATTCTTTATCAGTATCTTTACCTTCTGCAAACATAGCTGTTGGTTTAACAAATCTAAACATATCATTTTTAGAACCACCTGGTCCACCAATAGACATTTGAGGAGGATTATTAGCTGGTGCTGATGGAGTTGGAAGAGTTGGAGGTGTTACAGGAGGCGGTATAATCGGTGCTGGGTTTGCTTGTAATGGTAGTCCAGGTAATCTAGCCATATCATCTGTAGGTGCTACTCTATCTATAGACATTTCATCACTACCTTTAGGAATTTCTATTGGTCTCAACAGACGCTTATTTCTTTCCTCTATTGGTGTGCCTGTTAATCCTACACCTATCTGAGTAAACAAAGGATTTTCAAAACTTCCTAATGGTCGTTCTTGACGCATAGCATCTCTATCTTCTAAACCTTTAATCATAGGAGGAGTTATTGGAGTATTTATTTTACTAAAATCAGGTATTGTTACATCTGCTCCACCTTCAATAGGTATTGTTATTGTAGGAGGTGGTGTAGTTATAGGTACTGGATTTTCACGATTCATACCTCCTCTTACAGGTCCACGAGTAACAAAATCATCTGGTGGAATTATAGGTGTTATATTTCTAGGTGTACCTTTACGACCTATATTATCATCAGGTGGTGGAATATCTGGTGGTGGTATATCATCTCTTGGAGGAGGTACATCATCTCTAGGTGGTGGTGTATAAACTGGAGGTGGTGGGAAATATGGTTGTATAGGTTGTTGTCTAAATCTTGCATAAGGATTAATCATGCCACCCATTTGAGGATTACCATAAAAACTTCTATAACTTGGTGTTTGCATAAAAGGATTGCCATATCCACCAAATCTTAGAGGAGGCATATATCTACCTTCGTTAATAAATTGACGAGGAGATAATGGTTGTACTGGTGGTTGAAATCCATAAGTTTGTGGATTACTACTATCTTCTATATTTCCAGCATATCTTGTTAAATATCTTTTTGGGTCATTGCCTTGAAAATATCTATATTCAGGAGAAAAACCTGCCATAAATCCAGGTGTAATTGGTCTAACTTGTCTAGTAGTAGTTTGGTAACTATTTTGAATTGGATTAAAATTCATATTCATCATTGGGTCATAGTTTGAATAAACATTACGACCTCTTTGAAAACCTGTTTTACCGCCATCTGCAAAATTAGTGCTACCACCTGAAGCTATTGGTATTTGTTCAGGGTACATTTCATACATTCTTTTTTTACGCTCTTCTTCATCTAATGCAAGTTCAGCCATTTGTCTTTCAAACTCTTCTTGTGATTGCATTACAGCTCCAGTACCTGCTGCAGTTCCTGCTAACATACCAGTAGGAGTCATTGCTGCACTTCCTAATGATTTTACACCTTCATCTAATCCAGGACTAAATATTTTTTGTAAAGATGATACTGGTCCACCTACAGTTTGTCTTACTGCTTGTTCTGCAGCTTGTTGACCAGCTAAAGTTGTAGGTGGTGTTTGTGCAAAACTTGTAGGTGGTGTTACAGGTCCAACAAAACTTGGGTCAACAGGTGTACCTATACCTGCTGTAACTTGTGCATCGGCTATAGCTGCATCTAAACCTGGATTTGCTACACCTTCTAAAGCTTTTGTTCCTAAACCTGCTGTAAGACCTGATATTAATGCTTTACTTCCAGAACCACCTGTTTGTGCATAAGTAGCTAAACCTGCTCCTATACCTGCCATAGCTGCTGCTGATAATCCTGTTCCAGCTAAAATTGTTGGTGCTATTAAACTACCTAACATAGGTGCTAAGAAAGGTAAAAAAGCCTCTGGCTGTCCTGTTTCTGGATTCATTGTTATAGGCATAGCAGATGCTAACCCTTTAACTTCTGCAGGATTTACATGAAGTAACATAGAATCGCCAAAACGACCTTGTGCTGCTACATTTTTGGTTTGTTGTTTTATATCCATATTTATCTATCTTCCTCTTTGGTTTCACAACCAAACATATTGAAACTCATATCTACTGCACTTGTATAAACTTTTACGACATCTGTCTGATTTAATGTAATGCCTAAAACTATTGCTAAAGAATCATTTGCTGCTACTGATTTATCATAATAAAGATATTGTTTATCATCTGCACCTGCACCAGCTACATGAACACTTAATCTAAATGTTATTGCAGAACCTGTTCTATTTGCTGCAACTATAGAGCTAACTGTTGTTTGTGTCATATTAGGCACAGTATAAAGTGTAGTTGTTGTTGTTGCTGCAGGGTCAACTTGACCTAAAACTTTTAAATTATCAGCCATGCTTCATTCCCATTAATAAAAATTGATGTCTTTTTAAACCTTTACTAACTACAACACTTTGTAATCTTTGTAATTTATCTACTTCTATAGCTAAATCTTGTATTGCTTGTTCCATTATTCTTCTTGTAACTGCCTCATCTGCGGAACTATATTCTTGTTGTGCTAAAGGTAATACTATTGATTTAGGATTTGCCATTATCTTTTACCATCTGGTCTTATATCTAATCTTAAATCACCAAGTCTCCAACCATAATCATTAGATGAATTAGATACTCTTATTGCACATTGTCTACTTCTAGCTCTTGTATTAGTAAATGTTGAAGCTGGTGTAACTGATACAGTAGATAAAGTAGATAAATCTTCTAATGGATAATTTCTACCTTTAATTGTAATAGTTACATCATCAGATGTAGATTGTTGGTCTCTAAATTGTATATCAGGTATTATTCTATTTACCGCTATAAACTTTTCACCATCAGGGTCTAAGTCAAAATCACTAGATTCTATATATGCACTAAAATTACTACCATCGTCTCCATGTCCTATTTCATGTGCATAAAGATAATTAACATTTACTGTACTATCATTTTTACTTGCTGCTATTGGGTTATTTAAAATTAAAGCTTCATCCCAAGCAGTTCTTACAAAATTATCTGATGTTGTACCAATAGACCATACTTGTTCTAAATAGTTATACATAACATATTTATCTATTTCTGTATTTGTACCTGAAGGATAAAACCACATAATTTCATTAGCACTATCATTGACTGCACCAAATACTTTATGTGCCTGTCCTTGATTCAAATCACTTAAAACATAATCTAATACAGTACAAGGTAGTCTTTGTGCAGAACCTGAATAAATATAAAATCCACCATTATCCATAAAATAAACACTATTATTAGCATTTACTGCTGCATTAGGTCCAATTAAAGATGGTCCATGAGCTACTTCATTAAATGAAAATACAAATGGTGCACCTACAAATCTCATGGAAATTATACCTGCGTCTGTCCAAATAAGTATTTCTTGTCTTGTTCTTAATGCACCTATAATGGTTGAACCCATAGATAGTTGAACTCCACCTGCTTGATTTATTGCAGTTGGTGTCCAATCTGTAATACTTTCTGTATCTGAAAATCTTACTAATAAAGGGTCAATAGCAGAAGAACCTATTGGATTACAACCAAAAGCTATTGCGTGTTTATCAACATCAGAAATCATTGTTTGTAATACTGCTGTTGGTACATCACTAGCACCACTTAAAGTAGAAATATTAACTGCTCTTGTGCTTAATCCAGAAGATTCATCCCAATAAAAAATACCACCAGCTCTTGGATTTAATACTGTATCATCACCAAAATTATCTATTGACCATAATCTTAATTGATTAGTAAAAGATAAATCAGTAGCAGCACCCCAACTTCCAGCACCCCATGTACCTGAACCCCAGCCAGTAGATTTAACATAAACATCTAATCCAGAATTTAATTGATATGTACCAACTGTAGAACTACCACCATTACCACTTTCATCACTTGAATTAGCAGTTGCAGTAGCTGTAAAAGTAAATGTGTTAGCAGTTGGAACACTATCTATTTGATACTCTTGATTTAAAACTGCAGCAGTAATATTACCACCTAGACTAGCAGCATTACTAAATGTAACAAAATCTCCTTCTACTGCACCATGAGAAGTATCTGTAGCTGTAATAGTTGTACTTCCATCTGTTGCTGCAAATGTTACATCTCCTGCAGATGTTGTACTTCTAATAGGTGTTACATCGTAATAAACATTACCTTGTAATACATAAAATTTTTGATGAGTGCCTAAAGTTATATAATCAGTACCATCAGCTACTTTATAAGGATAAATTTTTCTACAAGTACCTATAAAACTATCTGTGCTTTGTTTTTGCCAACCACCTATTCTTTCAGGTCTACCTTTACGAAATCTAACTTTATCTGCATCAAACCAGCCACCTTCATTACTATAATTAGTACCTTCTTTATTTATACCTGGTTTAAATACATACTTTGCTAATGGCATAGTTAAACCTCATGCCATTCTTTGCCTTCAAATAGTAAGGCTTCTGCTTCTCTTCTTCTTATTAGACCTTGTAAAACCTTTCCACCAGCTTTATTCCATCTTTTTATTTGTGCTGGTACATCATTCCAATCTGGATGTGAACTATTTAACACTTTTAACAAAGTTGAATTTTTTAAATTAGCTGGTCCAAGATTAAATACCCATGAAACCATAGCATCAAATTCGTTTTGTTTTAAATTAGTTTCAACCAAGTCATTTATATAACCTTCGTATTCTTCCATTTCGTGTAATAACAATTCATCAGCTTCTTCTTGGGTAATAGTATCACCCTCTTTTACACCTTTAGTTGAACCATAACCTATTGTCCAAACTCCTGCTGCACATTTGTAAGCTTCAAGCTCACAACCCTCAAACTTTTTAATTAAAGATAAACCCTCTTGTGATATATTCATGTTATTCTCCTTTGTCGCTGGTATGAGATGCTCCGAAATAAAACGAAATAATTGCACTTGCTAACCCTCCTAAATAACCTAACACTAAATTTATAAGTGCTTCAGAATTTTGTTCTGGTGGTTGTAAAGTAACTAAAAATATATAACCTAAAAAACCACCTATGGTAAATAAACCTATAATACGGGCAGTCCAGTCTTTGCTAAACATACCTCTAGCATTTTGTTTATCTGCTACTTCTAACTTAAATACATCTACATCAAGTTCTTTCATTTGTACTTCAAACTCTTGTTCAGCTTTTTTAAGTTCTAGCATTTGCTCTGGTGTAGCATTTTGTATAGCTTGTTGTATAGATTTTTGGTCATTAGATACGCCTAACACTTCAGCTATTTTACCCATAGCCATTCCACCTAAAGGTCCACTAATTGCTGTGCCTAATGTTGGTGCAACAGCACCTACTATATTTTTTAATATTGCTTTCATAAAATTCCTTTAATTAATCTATTGTATATATTTGTATTGGTTTTTCTTTACCTTTTACATATATACTTTTTAATTCTTTTAATATTATTTCAGAACTAAAATTTTCTACATGAATTGTATTATATCCAATAACAATATCTTCTCCAACTTCCTTTGTAGAGCTTTCAAGCCTAGCAGCAAGGTTTACTGCATCACCTATAGCGGTATAATCAAACCTAGTTTCGCTTCCCATATTGCCTATAACAGCATATCCAGTATTAACACCTATTCCTATTTCAACACCTAAATTAGCTTTTTTAATATTTTCTTGTATTTCTTCAGCACATAACACAGATAAAGTTTCATGGTCTGGAAGGTTAATCGGTGCGTTAAAAATAGCCATCATGGCATCACCAATATATTTATCTACCATACCACCATACTTTTTAACTGCATCTGCTTGTATAGTAAGGGCTTTATTCATTATTTCTGTAACTTCTTCTGGTTCTAACTTTTCAGACATAGCAGTAAAACCTCTAACATCTGTAAACAAAAATGTACAATATCTGCGTTCACCACCTAATACTAAAGAATCTGGGTTATCTTGTAATTTTTTAACTTGTCTAGGGTCTAAATAATGTTCAAATTGTTTTTTAATCTGTTGTCTTAATTTATATTGCTCTCTAAATCTTATATAAAATCCTATTGACGCTGTTATAAATTGTGAAATTAGTGTCCAACTTACATCTATTAGTATTCCAAGCTGTATTAGATAGTGTCCAGAAAATATTGTTAAAAAAAATAATAGACCAGTAAATATTATTCCTAGCGTCATTCCAAAAATATTTACACATAACCAAACCAAACTTACTGTTATCACTAAAATTAATAATTCAACTGCTAAATGCCAATCAGGTATATAAGGACTATCTTGTATTAATATTGATTCAGCAAGTGCAGTTTGAATTTTATGTGGTTCTAATAAACCAACAGGTGTTGCTATTTGTGGCATAACGCCATTTGCAGTAACACCAACAAAAACAAACTTACCCGCAACATCCATTTCTTGTAATGTAGTTTCTGGAGTATTAACCCAAGAAATCCACTTACGCCCAAGACTATCTGTTTTAACTGGTGGTATTCCTCTTATTGATATTTCTGATATACCATTATCATTAGTTTTTATAATGTAAGTTTTGACATTAAATAAAGCTTTATATATCTGTGTTCCAAAACTAGGAATCCATTCATTATTAGGAGTTTTTACTAAAAGAGGTATTCTTCTTACAAGTTGGTCAACATCTGTGGGAGCAATGGCTAACCCTTGAAGTGTTTTATTTGACAAGAGAGGATGGTTTTCCTTCACTCCCAAACTTATTATACCACCATTATCTTCGCCAAGCACAACAGTTCCAGATGTAGCAGGATAAATACCTTTGCCATCTTCAAACATAGCTATTACAGATGGTGCATATTCTAGTGCTGCAGCAAATACTTCATCACCACCCATTCTGTCAGCTTGTGGAAAAGATATAACCCAACCAATACCTACTGCACCTTTATTAAGTAAATCTATTTGTATTTCAGCTAGTCTTTGTCTTGGTAATGGATAACCACCTTCTCGCTCTACATCTTCTTCAGTAATATTAAGTATGACAAAATTGCCTGATTCTTCTGGTATTTTTATAAAAGTGTCATACACTTTAAGTTTTAATATTTCTGTAGGTGTACTTTGGAATACTAGAGGTAATGCTAATATTATAAGTATAGGCAATAATAGTTTTTTCATCCGCTACTTTGATTAATTGTTATAACAGAGTCTCCTCCACCATTTATTTTTACTATATTAGATACTCCATCTTGTATCAAAATTACTGTATAGCCATTTCCTGAGTTTAAATCTATTTGTACTGATTCGCTTATTTTTCTACGCAAACTTATAACTTGTCCTGTTACTATTGTAGTTATCTGTGTGTCTGTATCTTGACCAATTAAAGTACCAGAAATATTTACACCTGTAGCTAAAGCTAATTGGTCCTCTTCTTTTTCTATTGCTAAAGCATCTAAAACATTTAATAAATCTTCAAGAAAATTAACATCTAAATAGTTAATATCTAATTCTGTAAACTCTAAACTATTATCTTCTAAAAAATCTTCTGCTAAATAATCTATATCTAAATCATTAAAATCTAATAAATTAACTGTTTTAGTTGTTGCTGTTTCTTCTTGTGCAATATCTTCTTCTTTAGGTGGTGTAACAATTAACATATTATCTATAATATCTAATGTTAAATCTAATATTACAGGTTTAGTAGGTGAGCTCTCAAATACATCTACAGTAGTGGCTTGATAAGGTTTATTTAATAAAACTGTACCCATAGCTGTAACTACCTCTATTTCGCCACTAGAAAGCCCTAGAGCGTCTGGTAGCAATATTATAAGGCTACGCCCTAGTTCATCAACTGTAGCCGTAAAATCAGTCCCTCTAATTGCTATATTTGCAGTAGGTGTTTTTAAAGATATATTTTGCTTATCTATGCGGTTTAGATTACCAGTAATAAACCTTGCTGTACCAAGCCCAAAGGTAAGAGCCATCTTTGCTTTGCTTGGGTCAGGGTCATAGATATATTCATCTATTAAAAGCTGTGAGTGTTCAGTTAGCTTTACAGTTGAATCATCTAAAAAAGTAATAGCCATACGACCATTTTTAGTTATAGCTTCATCATTGCTTTGTATAGCAAACTTTAAATTAGCTTCGTAAGGTTTATCTCTTACAATTTGTGCTGAACCATTTAGTTCAGATATATCTCCAATATCAGCAGCTTGTGCTTGTACCTTGGTCGTTTTGAATAACGCACACAGTACCACTATTGCCAATAGATAGAATTTTAAGCCAGTCATTATCTTGGGTACTTGCTTGTGTAATATTAAATGTTCTACTATTACCTGCTTGGTCTAAATAAAAATAACCACCAGCATAACCAGAGCCTGTAAAGTTTATTGTGTTGCTATCACCATCAACATCAACATAAGAAGTGCCGCCATCATAATTTATATCAAAATCAAAAGTATTACTTTCACCCTGTATAATCCAATCTAAATCTAATGTAGCAGCCAATGCACTTGTCCCATGGTCTAATGTAAATGTGTTAGAACTACCTGTAACATCAACATTATAATTTGAACTATCAATACCATAAGTATTAGTAGGGTCGCCTTGAATAGTAAAAGTATTACTATCACCATCAAATTCAAAAAAACCTGTTACAGAATCTCCTAATATATCACCAAGAAATTTGTTTGTATCACCTATTTGGTTTATATCTAGCGTCATAGTAATACCATCTAAATCTAAAGCAGTAAGAGTTCCTGCTACAGAATTAAGACCACCAATAATATTTCCAGAACCAACTTGTTCTAAATCTATATTAGCTGTTGCACCTGATTGGTCAACATAAATTTCGTTATCAGCCCCGTATATTGTCAATGCAGTCAGCATCACAATCAGGCTCATTAATTTTAATTGTTTCATTTTTTTTCTCCCAGAAACCTTTGTTATAACCTATTTTAACGATTTGGAAAACAGCTTCTTCTATAGCTTTTTGTAAAGCTAAAGTTGTAGGCTCGTTTTCTGCATCTCCTGTTTCTATTTCTACAAGTTCCGTACCTGCTTCAATAAACCTAAAAACATCTTGTGATTGTCCATAACTATAAATTTGTTTATTTACTAAAACATCAATTAATACTTCTCCTGTAGCTATGGAAACCATACGCAAGGCAACTGTTATATTGTCTATACGATATTGTTTACTACTACCAATCCCTAAATATCTAGCACCTATACCACCGCTTTTAATATTTGTGTCATATCCAATTACGGCACCTTCCATAAGAACACCTGCAAATAATAAAGGCATAATAGGTTTAGGTCCATCTGTTGCTTCATTTTGTTCTCTAGCAGAACGAATTAGTTGTCTTTCTTTTGTAAGATTATCTAATCCAACTCTTTCAGCTACTCTAAAAAATTTACCATCTGCAGTATGTTTAAGAGTTCTAATTAATAAATGACTTGGTGCTTGTGTTATAGCAGATGAAAACAAAGCAAACTCACTATTACTTTTTCTTTGACCTGTTTGGTCTGTAAAACTATTAGGATATACTGCGACAACAATAGGTATTTTAGGTTGTGCTACATTTAATAATTCTTCAGATTGTATTTGTAAAATACTAGGTAAAGTTTTACCTTGTTGTAAATTAGTATCTACAGGAGCTAAACTACAACTAGAAAGAAAAATCGCCAATAGGTAGTTGTATTTCTGTAACATTTCCGTTTTCATCCGTTATTATAAGAGTAATAATGCCATCTTTAATACTATATTGGATAGTATTACCCTCTAATGTTAAAGTACCCTCTGTGCTTGGTGTTTCTCCAAATAAATTTTCTACTAACTGTCTTGATAGCTGTGCATAAATCCTTGACTCTAAATTACGAATAAATCTAGCTAATGTAGTATTTTCTTTATCTCTTTCTAACTGTTCTTGAATAGCTTTTATTTCTTCTTTGATAGACATCTTACGATTAAATTCTTGGTTTTCTATTGTTAAATAGTGTGAACTTGTACCAATACCACTAAAAGATGGGTTTTTAAATTTATGAGTTATAGTATCAGCAGCTAAATTCATGCCTATAATAGCTACAAACATAATTATGCCAATAAAAAAAGCCCATACAGCTATTCTAGTTTTTTCTAATTCATGTGGGTCAATCTTTTCTTTGGTCATCTCTATCAGCCTTTGCTATTTTATTACTATCAATAAGTTGTGGTACACCTAATATGGTTTTAATTAAAGTATCTTGTCTTATAATTTCATTATCTAAACTACGGATTCTATCTATTAATGCTACTAATATTCCATGTTGTGAATCCAATTTTGTACCTAATCTTTCTTCAATAGCTTGTATTTGACCAGCTACTTTTTCATCAACTACATCTAGTTTTTGCTCCATGCCATCCACAATACGCATGATAAGCTTATAAATAAACCAACCAAGACCAAGTGCAGCTGCAATAGGAAATCCAACTTCTTGAATTAAAGTAACGGCTGATTCCATTAATAATCACCCCAAACTTTAACCTTTTTCCCTCCATGATATTCAACAGCATGACCTTCATTAATAAGCATTTGACAAATGTCTTTGCCATCTTCTGTATAAGGTATACCTAATATACGACCATATTTACCTTTACCTAAAGATTTAACTTTTATACTGCCACAACAAAGTTCTTTAAGTCTTTCTTTAGCAGCAAGTCCTAATTTTTTTTCAGCTAAATCTCTAGTTCTACTTTCAGGAGTATCTATACCTGCAAGTCTAACACGCTGTTTATGTAGTTTTACATCAAAGCCTAAATCAAGACAACAATCAAATGTGTCTCCATCTACTATTCTTTCTAGTGTAGCGTTATATACAAACGCATCTGGTGCATTAGCCATTATCTTTTTTTTCCTTTATGTAAACCATGTCTTGCGTGTTGTTTACCTTTTCTTGTAGCTGCTCTTTTTTTTCTATTAGCTGCTGCAAGTTTTTTTCTACCTTTTGGTGTAGATTTTAACCTATCTATTTGTGCTTTTGGTGCATATACCTCACCTGTTTCAGATGATTTTTTTCCGCTAGGAGTAGTCCACTTTTGACCTGTCCATTTTTTTAAAGACCTTTGTGATTTTTTTAATGGCATTAATCTTCCTTATTATTATCATTATATAAATTATCAAATACTTGATTTACATCTAAAGTGTAATCTAAATCAGATTTACTATAATGAATATGCTGAGAAGGTTTAAAATCTGGAGCACCTTCTCCTAATTCAAACTGTGCAGGTCTTGTAACTCTTACTCTATTATTTGGTAAAGCTACTATATTACCTGTCCATTTACCTGCATCTAATAATTCAAGTACATGATTTTGTTTATGTTGAGCAGGGTCATCAGATGTATCAGATTTTGTATAATCAACAGTAAAATAATATTTTGCAGGATAAAATTTACCATCTATTTTTGCTAACCAAGGACATGGAGTACAATTTTCTAAAACATATATACTATGTGTACGAGATGCACAATCCCAAGGTTGAGCTTCCCATACTTCCATAGGTACAGCCCATTCTTCAAAAGGAGTATCGCCTACAAGAGCTGTAATTGGCATCCTTGCCCACATTGCTCCACCATGAACATTTGGTTCATCTGTGTCGTAAGTTTCTGCACCTGTAAAAATTACTTGGAAAGACAAACATCTTTTTGGAATTGTTGTAACTCCAATAACCATAGCGTGTAAAAATTCACCATGATATTTTTCGTGATTGTGTGTATATTCTTTTCTAACCCAACACTTAAAATAAGGTATGCTACTTTGTAAATAAGGCATTTACTTATATCCACCACCTGCTTTTTTATAAGCTTTTGCTAACATTTGTGCTTTCCTTGCTGACCATTGTCCAGGTCTACCGCCTTTTCCACCAGCTTTTATTCTATTAAATATACGCTTACGCATACCTGGTTTAGTGTAATTACCAGCTTTATTTACTGTGCTTTTACCTTTTTTAAATTCTGTAACTTTTCTTTTAGCTCTATTCACGATAAAAATCCTGCTGTTATTACAGTAGCTACTATAAATGGATAGACTGCCCATATCATCATTTCAATTTTATCAAAACGCTGTGAGCCATCTTCTAATCTTTTGTCAATGCTTTTGTATAATGCTTTACATTCTCTTTCGTGAGATTCTATAGCATTTAAAGCATCTTTAATTGTTGCCATTACTTTTTTGGTGCTTTATCTTTAGCTTTTAAAACATTTAATGCACACCAATCTATAATTTTATAAATTTTACCAAACCATACATCATCTTTAGGAGTAGGTGTAATTGCTGCTATAACAGAAGCTATAGAAATAATAGCTGTAATCCACATTAATATATTAAGTATTGTCATTTTTATTTTCCTTTTTTTTAGTTTTATTTTCTTTTAAAACTTCTGTTGCTACATCAGAAGTAGTTTCTGCAAGTATATTAGTAAATACTGATAAACTTGCTTTTACTTGGTCAAGTTGAAAATTTAAAGCTGCTGCTTTTTTATTTAAATCATCAATTTGAGCCTTGCAATATTCTTGCTCATTAGTTAATTTTTTTTCTTCTTCCATAATATTCCTATAGTTAATTAATATTTAATTATAAGCATTATGCAATCAAATTGAAAGCTAACTTATTAAAGTATCTTTTTTTTGCACATCCCAACAGTTTAAGTTAGATGCGATGGTTCGTCTTTCTCCTTCACCTTTGAAGGGATAGACCATATGTTGTAACCAAGAAGGAAAAATTAATAACTTTCCTACTTCTGGAGTCATAACAAATGATTGAGCTGGTTTTAATCTTTCACTATCTATAACTGATACCTGTCCGTATTGAAAAGCTATACATCCGTCTGAATGTCCACTTTCATTATAAAGAGAATAAGTAGGAGAATTAGCTGTAGCTTTTGCACCTATTTGTGGAGGTACTTTAGTCCAGGCTGTAGTAGATATACCCATTAAAGTTTTAGTGCCGTGGTCATGTATTGGATTGTAATCACCATCATAACTATGTACTGACCAAGTTTCATCTATTTGAACTTGTTTATCACTTTTAATACTATTACCCGAAGCAGCAAAATGATTAATATATTCAGCACCAAGGCTGCAGATAAAATTATTATACTCAACCATTCTTTTATCATTGTGGTCTAACAGTAATTGTTCTCCTTTATTTATTTGCCCTACTAAAGTTTTTGCTAATGATTCTTTGTTTTTATCTTGTCTATACTCATCCATATAATCATTAACACTATCAATCATATCTTGTGGCATTTGTGCTTCTAATACATATACCGAAGGCATATTATGAATCTGAAACTCTCCTTCAGTCATACTTAACTAGGTACGTTAAAATCTGTATCTGGTGTGCTTACAGCAGGTGGATTAGTTATAACGCTATCTACTTGACTAGCAAAAACTGTGTCCCATTGTGATACAGGACATAATGCTACAAGCTGTGCATTTGTCCAACTACCTTTAGCCTTTAATGTAAAGTTAGCGTTTCCGTCATCATCAAGTTGTTTGATTGTTTTGCTATAAGTAGCAGTATAATAAGTGCTATCGCCCTCATTATCGTTCTCATATTTCATGTCTATAGTCCATTTATCTACCTTACTATTTGAATTTACGTAGGGTACACAACTTACTATTGCTTTTGATACTGCCATATTATTCTCCTTCGTTTAATTTAGCTTTTAATTCTTCTACTTGTGCAGAAAGTTCTTTTACTGCATTAATAAGAGGATATATAAACATACTTTGTGAAAGTCTTTGTGAGCCATCTTCTTCTTCTGACCAACCTCCAAAGTTTTTATGTCCTACTTTATCTAATGCTTTTTCTACATCTTGTGCAATCATTCCATACAGATTTGTTTCTGTGTCCATGTGGTTTTCTGTTTCAGAATAATCTTTAAAATGTTTTGGAAATTCACTATTAGGTTTCCAATTAAATGTTACAGGTCTTAATTCATTAATAAAACTTAAACCTAAATCTGTATTTTCTATATTAGTCTTTTTATTAATATCTGAACTTCTTGACCAAGTGGCATCTGAGGTAAATGTGTTAGAAACAACATTACTTGCTTTACCAAAACTAAAAGTATTACCAGATGCTGCAATGTTATGACCTATAGCAATACTGTTTGCATTAGTTCCACTACTTACATCAGCTATTGAACCTACACAGATATTATAATCTCCTTGGGCAATAGTAGTACCTGCATCTTGACCGATACATACATTTTGACCTCCAGTAGTTACATTATCCCCAGCATCTTTACCAAAACAAGAGTTACCACCACCTGTAGTACAACGAGTTAAAGCATCATACCCCATAGCTGTATTAGTACTACCTGTTGTTATTTGGTTTGCTGCATAAGCACCAACTATTGTATTATCAGAACCTGTGGTTATTGCAGCTCCTGCAATCGTACCTATTCCTGTATTGTCATCGCCTGTTGTAACTGCATCAAGAGCATCATAACCAACTGCTGTATTTCTAGCTCCTGTAGAACAAGTAATTAGAGCTGAGCTTCCAACAGCAGTATTATATCCACCAGTTGTTGCTCCACCTAAAGCATTTCTACCTACTGCCGTGTTATGTATAGCTGTTGTATTAGCATCTAAACAAGCTACTCCAACGCCAGTATTACTATGACCTGTGGTATTTAATTTTAAGCAGTTAGAGCCAACTGCCGTATTGTTATCAGCTGTGGTATTAGCTCCTAGAGTATTATAACCTATGGCTGTATTACTACCTCCTGTGGTATTAGCATCTAATGATTGATAACCAACTGCTACATTATATCCACCTGTGGTATTAGCAATCGCAGCTTCACTACCAACTGCCGTATTATTAACACCTGTAGTATTAGCAAAAAGAGCAGCATATCCAACTGCTGTGTTGTTAGCTTCTTCATTGACAAAAAGAGCTTGTGAGCCTAAAGCAGTATTTTGATTTCCACAAGCTGTTGATAGGGTAGCATAACCTAAAGAAGTATTATTGTTCGCAGTTGTTAAGGCATCACCAGAAACATATCCCACGGCAGTATTTTGTAAACCTGTTGTTACAGCTTGTAATGTATTATAACCAACAGCTACATTTGTGTTTACACCATCAGAATTTAATAAAGCATTTCTACCTATAGCTACTTGATAAGTACCTGTGGTGTTAGCACCTAAAGCATTAATTCCTATAGCAACATTATTATTTCCAGTTGTATTGGCATCTAAAGCAGCAGAGCCTAATGCTGTGTTTGAATGACCTGTTGTGTTTGCTCCTAAAGAATTATAACCAACAGCTACATTATTATCTGCAGTAGTATTAGCGTCTAAAGCATTAGCTCCAAGTGCTGTGTTGTATTGCCCTGTTGTGTTTGCATCCATAGCAGCATAACCAATAGCTGTATTTCTTTCTGCTGTTGTGTTTGTGTCTAGTGCATAAGTTCCTACTGCTGTATTTAAAGCTCCAGTAGTATTATCATTTAAAGCATCTGTACCAATAGCAATATTAGAGTTAGCTGTAGTATTTGCAGCTAAAGCACCAGAGCCTACTGCTGTATTGGCAAGACCTGTAGTTAATTTTGTAAGTGCTTGATAACCTAAACCAACATTATTATCGCCAGATGTTAAGTCATCAAATACTTCCCAACCTAAACCTGTATTGTAATTAGCACTACTTAAAGTACCTGTGCCAGCATCGTTACTTATTAATATACTGCTAGTAAAGTTAGATATATTAGAAGATATACCTACGCCATTAACTGTACCAGCAGTTAAAGCTCCTGATACATCTGCTGCACCATTTATATCAATAGTAGTAGCATTAATTTCTATTTCAGTATCAGAAACTAAATCCAATACTCCGTCTGCTGATT